TTCGCGTTGACTTGATCCTTGCAGAAGTCTTCGATAGCCACCTTACGGCGAGCTTCTTCCATGGACTTCTCTTCGATCAGCCGAGTCTTGAACTCATGAAGATCGACTTTGGTACGCAGAGCTTGCTTGTCAGCAGCAGCAGACACGAAAGTGTTGAGCATACCGACAGCTTTGGTAGCAGTACCGAAGGTGGAAGACACCGTGGTAGCAGCTTCGTTGATGGTACCGAGGACAGCACCGAAGGTAACGCGAGTGGTAGCGACGGACATGATGGATACTCCTAAGTAGATAGATGGATGAAAGACCCATAAGACGCGGAGCGTCTAAGACATGGGGTGGGTAGATGGTGTACATAGTGGAGACACCCGGGGGGGTGTGTAAGGTGTAGGGTGTACCGTGTACACATACCCTACACCCGTACCTAACTATCAACTTTTTCAGCATGCCAAAAATTTGCAGCACACTCATATCCTAAGCAACTAAATAGGAGGAAGCTCTCTGCTGGTAAAGATCCACTCAGGGGATGATGCCCCCTTCATACCCACATGGTTCTTGAAGTGCTCCATATTATTGGGGTGGATACCTATCAGGTAGTACCTTGAATGGAGTGTTCCTTGCTTCCTATCTACACGGTACATGACTCCCTCTTTGGGAGTAATGATAGCCATGCTGGTCCCTAAGATGAGTGACATTCCTTGAACCAAATGTCGATGTTCCTTTGCTACAAAGACAGGAGCATCGGTCATAGTGGATAGATCCACACGGTTCAGTTCTCCTAAGTAGAAGCAGGAACCAATGCCTTTCATGGCCCACACAGCGATGTCTGTGTTGCTCATTTCCTTGGCTCCATGTTTGAGAGAAGGTAGACAGTCGTCCTCCCCACTCCAAACTGTTGGCGAGTCATGCCCAGGACTACAGCCCTGCGGCCAACATGACCATGTTGTCTGGGCAGGTCGTAAGCATGGTTGACATTGCTCAGAGCTACAGTCTTGTTGGATAGTCCATGAATGAGCAGCATTCCTTTGATCCAATCACCTACTTCATTGGCCGGAATGATGATCTCTTCGGGGACTGTCTTCTTCAGGGACTGGTTCAAGAACAGGCCAATGGAGCCTTCAAGGTAGGCTTCACACCCCCAGATTCCCCAATAGTCCAAGTCTTCGTACATATCAGTCCCTCCAGAATTCACCGAGTAGTACACGGCAAGTGTCGGAGTTCAGTCCAACAGTGTAGAAGTTAGGGAGTTTGGGAGAGCCGGTACGAGTGGGGAGTATGAGCCATTTCTTTCGGTGTACTCCCCAGAAGTTATTGTTGTTGGTACCAGTGATGAGTGCCATTCCCTTGAACTCTTCCCAGCGTTCAGCAGGGACTAAGACAGGGAGATTGCCGGAGAGATTGGCAGAGTGGTAGGGACCACGGATGTGGCAGCGGCCATCTCCGGACCAGACATACAGGAGATCTTCAATCATCCTCGCCATCCCTCCGGTGCATAGATCAGGTAGTTGACTTTCCTGGTTCTCCAGACTTGGAAGTGTTCGAGAGGAACCAAGTAGGTGAAGGCAGGATTGCCAGAGAAGAGGCCGGGGATATTCAGGAGCTTGTAAGGCTCCAGAATGATGGGGGTGAGCGGGATGCCTTCGATGAGAAGCATGCCTGCTATGGCATGGCCATCCGGAGTAGGGGGCAGAAGGAGGACGTTTGTGTCGCCGGAGCGAGTGTTCTCTTCCATGGTTCCCCACTCAGAGTGGGTCAGAAAGCCCCCACCTTGATAGGCCAATCGGTGCAGTTTTAGGGTCAAGAGGTCCATATTGGGTCACCTTTCTGCGAGTGGAGTACACCATTTCAATGGTGTAGCGGAAGTCTTGGGGTCGATCTATCTGGCGGAAATGGAGATCATTCACGTAGCCACCAGCCCAGAAAACATCTACGACAGGGCGATTGATGTCAGGGAGAGTCTGGGACAGATCCATGTCGTAGATCCTGTAAACCTGCCCTTCTTCAAGAAGGGAGAAGGAAAGGCCCCAATCTTCAATGATATTCCTGCCCATCATCAGCCGCCCCCAGTCAGAAGCAGGAAGATAGATGGTGGAGCGCAGTCCTGTACGCCGCTGCACGAGTTCGTAGATGGTGTTGACCTTGAAGCGTCTCATGGTACGGCCGTCATAGCGAAGGGGCAGATGCCAAACATCCACCAGCAAGTCTTGATCCATGGGGGTCTCCTTAGAAATAAATAAGGGGATCACCGTCGTTACCCAGTGATCCCCCCTGTGAAGAAGTCCTGTAGTGGACCAGACTATGCAGTCACCAAACCTGTGATGCCGAAGCATCGAGACCTCAGCAGAGCTGAGGGAAAGGAGGCGGTCTTGGCCTGCACTGGTACTGTTTCCCCATCCTAGAACCCGAAAGGATGCTCCCACCTGTACCTGGGGAGAATGGCTCATCGCATCGTCGCTCAGAGTTCCCTGCAACCAGTACACAGAGTGTACTGGGTATTACTTATTCGATCCAGTCCTTACCCAAGGAGATAGACACTCGGGTGGAACGCTCGGGATAGTCAACACCAAGAGGCTTCTTGGTATAGAGAATGAAGTTCTGATCACCCTTCTTGACTTCAATGTTGAGTTCATTGGGGAAGATGACAGTGGGCTGGGCAGTACCAAGGATGAGGTAAAGGCCCACAATTTCGTGGTAGATGTCCTGGCTGTGGCAGATAACGAAGTCACCAGCGAAGGGGGCAAACTTCTCCAAGGTGGATTCATTCCATGCCTTGGTTCCATCCAGTTGGTAGAAAACTCTCATGATGGTTTGGTGGGGGGATCCCCTCTCCTGGTGAGTGAATGAAATGAACGAGCAATAGGATCCCCGCGTCTCTGTCCTTATAGTTGAAGGGAGACGAAAATCAGGCTAAAGTCTAACCGTGATTGATGAGGGAGACAACCCCCTCAACCCAACAACCGAGAAAATAGAGGTAATTATGAGTGAGCACAGCCACACCCCCTCCGCACCGAAAGTGACGGAGGAAGAAGTACGAGGTTTGTTTGAGAGTGTCATCTACGTGGTGCTCCCGGATGGCCGTACCACCATTGCCATGGGAACCATGAAGAATGGATTCACCGTCCGTGGTGAAAGCTCCTGCGTCTGCAAGGAGAACTTCAACGAGAAGCTCGGTGAAGAGTACGCCTACGCGGACATGATCAAGAAGACGTGGCCCCTGGCCGGACTTCTCCTGGCGGAGCGTCTCCACCAAGAAAAGCAATCCCAAGGCGAAACCTGGGTGGATCGACTCCTTCAGGAGTACACCCAAACCAAGAAACGCTTCGAGGCGTTGACCGCCACGCTCAACAACCCGCCCTCCTTCATGGAACCTTCCTACCTGGAAATCCTGGCCAAGCAACGGGATGCCATGGCTGAGTACGTCGCCGTGCTGAAGATCCGGTTGGACATGGCTCGCCAGGGGTAACCCTCTATATATAGAGAGCACGCAAAAATGCTGACCCAAGAACAAATCATCAAAGCTCTGCCTGCCAACCTGAAGGTAGCGGTCACTCCCGAGTTCGTGGATCTGGTCAACAACGTGACCCAGGACCAACTGGCCGCAGAGCACATCCGTGAGAACTTCATCTCCTTCGCCCATGTGATGAAGGAGGGGAAGTTCAAGACCGAGGACTACCTCAATGCGGTAGCCTATGTCTCGTACAAGCACATGGGCCTGTCGAACAAGGACGCCTACTTCAAGGTGTTCCCTGGTCGTGAACAAGCTCTAGTTGCCCGTGGCGTATCCAGCAAGGACATCGCTGCCTACGTCTCGGCCTACCACCGGGGCAAGCTGGTCAACTTGATCATGGAGCAGTCCTTGGTTCCCATGTGGATCGTGAACCAGGACAACTACCAGAAGGCGATCAACGTTCAGGTCGAACTGATGCAGAATGCAGTCAGTGAGAAGGTACGATGTGATGCAGCCAACTCCATTCTGACCCACTTGGCCAAGCCCAAAGAAGCGGCTGTCGCCATCAATGTGGATCTTCGCCAGAACTCTGGTATGGAAGAGATGCAAGCAACCCTTCGTCAACTGGCTCAACAACAACAAGTTCTGATCCAGAATGGTGTGAATACCTCCGTCATCACTGGATCGAATCTGGTTCGTGAGGTTGAAGATGTCGAGTCTCGTTAAGCAAGAACTAGATGAGTGGTTGGACAATGTGGACTACGGCTACTTGAATGGTAGTCAGTATGTCCCCTCTGAGTTCGCCCTCATCTTCATGAACTTCATCAAGCTGGTGAACGGTAAGCAAGGAGAGAGTCATAAGACTCCCCCTGTTCACTTGAAGATGCTGGACAAGATCACTGAACCGGTGGACTACATTGTCAACCTTTGCTTCCGTGGGGCAGGGAAGACTGCTGTCTTCATGGAATACTTCACTCTGTTCATGGCAATGTTTGGTGAACTGCCCGGACTGGGTAAGGTAGACGGGATGATCTATGTGTCTGACTCAATGGACAACGGTGTGAAGTCTGCACGGAAGAACATTGAGTTCCGGTACAACAACTCTGAGTATCTTCAGAAGTGGATCCCCCATGCATCCTTCACGGACAACTACTTGGAGTTTCAGTCTGCCTCTGGCCATCGACTGGGGGTGAAGATGTTTGGTGCCAAGACGGGTCTGCGGGGAACCAAGATCTTCGGTAAGCGCCCGGTGCTTTGTATCCTGGACGACTTGGTAAGCGACGATGACTCCAAGTCCAAGGCCGCCATGGAGGCGATCAAGGACACGGTGTACAAGGGCGTGAACCATGCCCTGGATCCTACCCGACGTAAGGTGATCTTCAATGGAACCCCCTTCAATAAGGACGATATCCTGATCGAAGCGGTGGAATCGGGGGAGTGGAACGTCAACGTTTGGCCCGTCTGCGAGAAATTTCCCTGCAAAAAGGAGGAATTCGTGGGTGCCTGGGAGGACCGTTTCAGCTACGAATACATTAATTCCCAGTACCAAATGGCCAAAGGAACGGGCAAATTGGCCGCTTTTTACCAAGAATTGATGCTCCGAATCACCTCCGACGATGAGCGTTTGGTGCAGGAAGGGGAGATCAACTGGTACAACCGTGCGCAGCTTTTGCGCATGCGGCACAACTTCAACTTCTATATCACCACGGACTTCGCCACTTCTGACAAGCAGACGGCGGACTATTCGGTGATCAGTGTCTGGGCGTACAATGCACAAGGCGACTGGTTCTGGGTGGACGGGGTGTGTGAGCGTCAGACGATGGATAAAAACATCAATGACCTCTTCCGACTGGCACAAGAATATCGGCCTCAACAAGTTGGTGTGGAAGTCACGGGTCAACAGGGTGGTTTCATCCAGTGGATCCAGAATGAGATGCTGGTGAGGAACCAGTTCTTTTCCTTCGCATCATCGGAGGCTAGTGGCAAGCCGGGTATCCGCCCGGTAGTCAACAAGCTGTCACGGTTCAACCTGGTTGTTCCCTGGTTCAAGATGGGCAAGTTCTTCTGGCCCAAGGAGATGGAAGATTCCAAGATCATGGGGCTGTTCATGGGTCAGATTCGTCTGATCACCCAGAATGGCATCAAGGGCAAGGATGACTGCATCGACACCATTTCCATGCTGGCTTATCTCAAGCCGTGGAAGCCCAGTGAAACACCGACTGCACCGAACCCCGATGAGGTGATCTGGGAAGAGGCTCGTCAGGACGACAACACCAACGCCCTGCAATCCTATATCGTGTGAGGAATCCATGATCTACCTTGAAGAACTGTTCTGCCGACTGGCCAACGGGACGTTGCAAAACCTGTCCCTGGCTGAAGGCGGAGAGATCGACGAGGACCAGAAAACCAAGGTGGTGATTGCCATCAACGAGGCTCTGACGCGGCTGCATAGCCGCTTCATCCTCAAGGAAAACACGGTCATCGTCGAGATGCAGGAAGGTCGAACGACCTACCCGCTGCTCAAGAAATACGCCGTCTCCAGCTATGACCCTGCGTCCGGCATTTGCCCGTACATCATGGATCTGGCTGGAGAACCCTTCAACGACGACGTGATCAAGATCCTGTCTGTCTACGACTCGAACGGATGCAAGCGTGCTCTGAACGATCCGGACGACTGCCGGTCCCTCTTCTCACCTCGTCCCAACTACTTGCAGAACCCGAGTCCTCGTAATAACGAGGCCATCAGCGTCTTGTACCAAGCGAACCATGTTCGCCTGTCTTGCGCTGAGGACGCCAATGACGATGGCATCATCGACATTCCGGAAGTCCTGGACTCTGCCCTGGATTCCTACGTGGCATTCCGTCTGTACTCCGGCATCAATACCGCAGAGTCCAAGGCATCTGCCCAGGAAATGCTGGGGCATTATGATTCGGTGTGCAACGAGGTCGTGTCCCAGGATCTCCTGAGCACGAGCTATTCCTACACTGGTTCCCGCTTTCAAAAACGAGGATGGATTTAACCATGAACACTCACAACGCCTTCGGCACGAATCCCGGTATCGGGAACTGCTGCGGCGACCTGAATGACCCCATCGTGGATAAGCTGATCGGCAATGCTTACTACGTGGTGAAATTCGTCGCCATGCGTATGCCGTTCATCAAGACGGTCAGTGACAACATTGATCATGTGATCGCCATTGCCACTGCGCTGGATCAGCTTAAGGCACTGGAAGATAAGCTTCCGGAACTGCTGGCTCTGCGCGAGAAGCTGGCACAACTCATGCAGTTGTACGACCATCTGAACGAGCTGCTGGCCATCAGCACCAATCTGCCGCAGTTGCTGGCTGTCTACGACAACCTGGACAACATTCAGGTGATCGTGGATAACCTGACTTCGATCAAGACGGTCAGTACGGAGATCGCTTCGATCCTGGCGGTGGCTACGAACATCAATGCCGTGAAGAATCTGGATGCCAATATGGCAGCTATTCTGAACGTCAACAACAACACCACGCCGATCAAGAACGTGTCGGACAATATGGTGGATGTTCGTAATGTCTCCACCAACATGGTTCAGGTGAAGAATGTTTCGGACAACATGGCTGAAATTCTGGCCGTGTATGCCAAGCTGCCCGATCTGGTGAACATCAATGCCAATCTGAATTCGGCATTGCAGGACATCGCCACGTTTAAGGGAGCCACCGGTTCCAACAGTATCGGCCACACTCCGGCTACCGGACCGGCATCGACTGTGGGGGCTACTCTTCGCACCTTGCGTGCAGATGTGGATGGTAAGGCGGCAACCGGTGCTTCCTACACCAAGTCCGAATCGGATGCCAAGTATCCGACGAAGACTGACTTGACCAACGGGCTGTCGCCGAAAGCGAATAAGACCATTGTCTGGGGTGTCAACGGTGATCCGGTGGACAAGAAGGCAACCCGCTTGGTGAATACCTGGTACAAGAATGATACGGACCACCCGATCATGGTATTCGTCACGGTCACCTGCACCACTGCCGGAACTGTTCGTCTGGTGGCAGACATCCGCAAAGACGATACTCAAACCGATCCGTTCACCATCATGGCTCAGAACACTCCCAGTATGGCTGTCGGTGGTGTCATCGGGGAAAGCTTCGTGGTTCCGCCGCAGTGGGAATTCCGCTTCATTTCCTCCAATGCTGACACGGTTCATCAGTGGCTGGAGTATTAAGCAACAACTTCCCGGTAAACTGGGGGAGGGAAACCTCCCCCTTTCTTTTGAGAGACAACCCATGTCCATCGACGATTACCGCAAGGGCAAGGACTGCTCAGTCCCCCCGAAATGGGATCCGGCTGACTGGCACACTTCCGGGCTGGAACACCTGCCCTCTCTGGAAGATGAACGTGTCCATCTCATGCTGGCCAATCCCCGACGTCTCCGGGCGTTCAACTCCACTCTTCGTCGCTTCCAAAACGACTACTGGGTAGTGGATTACAACGCCCACATGGTCGCTACCATCCTGCCGGAAGGTGAGCGATCTTTCCGTGTGCCTGTTCAATGGCGAACCAACCAAGACTTCCTGGGTGTTCGCTGGATGAGCAAGGACACGTTCAGCCATCCCTTCTTCACTTATGAAGAGAACCAGAACTACCTGGGATTGGTTCTGGCGTTCCAACACAATCCCGATGAGCCGGATAAGTTCACGGTCACTATCGAGACTCCGGAACAAGCCTTCACGTATCGGTTGTCCCCCTACGTCTTCAATCCGAAGAACCGTCGTTGGGAGAACCTGGACAAGAAGTACGGAACCAAGAAGTCCTATCAGGAAGACATCTTCGAGGCTGGTGACTTCACCATTCCCGATGATCAAATCACTCCTGCATGGGGGCGCAAGGACTACATCTTCATCCTGGACTTCAGTGATCTTCGCACCAAGCAGACCTACACTGGTCCGCTGATCAATCCTCGCAAGGTGAAGATGGTTTCGTTCGACTGCACGGAAAGCCAGCATGGTCTGGGTCGGAAGGCATTCTGCGCTCTGGTTGAACAACATGATGATCAACATGTCCGCATTGAAGTGGGCGGCATCCACACCAATGCTTCCCTGACTCCGGGTGATGCACTGCAAGTGATCTACCGTGTCTGGGGTCCGAGTGGCTATGAAGAAGTCATTGAACGTGAATTCGAGGTTGTCTCGTTCACGGGCTTTGGCACGTCCAATTTCAGCGTGATTGCTAAAGGTCAAGCGGGTGGAACCTTCATCCAGGCTGACGCATTCTTGGGTCGCTACCTTCAGAAGCCCGGCCCCATCAAGCAACTGGACGCCACGAAATACTTCGCCAACCTGACCGTATCTGGTTCCGGTGTGAAGGTGCTGCGTAAGCGGAACCATGTGCAACCTCTGGCCAACATGGGCATGACTGCCGGTTTCGATGACGGCTACAACCTCACTCCTGAACGTCAGGTGAAGATGACCCATGACCTGGGCTACCGTGACTGGTGGACCACGTATATCGGCATGTCTCACTACTGGAAGGGGCTGACGGCATTCGAGGATAAAAACACCAAGGCTCTGATCACGGATGCTACGGTGCTGGAATACCCGGTGCTCTTCGCCGGACAGTCCAATGCATCCATTCACTTCGTGGCAGGTGTTTATCCTGGTCGTGGTCAGGATGCTTTCCAGAAGCTGATGACCGAAACCTGGGGGATCAACTACGCAGGTGTGAAGCCGATCAATGGTGCCACTGGTTCCACGGCAGCAGACCGAATGTGCGCGGTGAATCCGAATTCGGAAGAGTGGGATCCCTTGCAAACCTCCGGTTCCGGTGGTTTGTGGTGGTGGGATCTGGAAGCGGATAAGCCCGGCCCTGCTCTTCTGCATTGCATTGAGCAAGTGGGGGAAGATATTCCCTACGCTGTCTTCTGGAGCCAAGGTGGTCAAGACGCTTCGGCTCTGAAGTTCCCCGGTGATCGCAACCCTGCACCTTCCATTGCCCGTACCAAGCTGGCAACCAAGAAGGTGTTCGAGTACATGCGTTCCCTGTGGGGAGCCAACATGCCCATCATCATCCAAGAAGAAGGGTGGGGCTGGAATGTACCCAATGCCGAAGAGCCGAACATTCCTGTTCGTGAAGGCATTGCCACGTACCTGAAGGCACGTCGTAATAGCTGGGGTGATGTGGAACTTCGCTGGAAGTCCTATGGCATTGACCCGGCTCTGTGCCGTTATCGGGTGGAGATCTACGATCCCAAGGAACGGAAGGAGATCGCCTATTCCTGGGAAATCCCTGGTACTCAGGTGGAAGATGGCTACGTGTATGCCGACTTCTCTGTGGAGCGGAACACTGCCCCCATGCTGGAATACATGGGCAGTCAGCAGGCATGGGGATTCATGCGCTGGCGTGTGACGACTCTGTACCAAGGCCGTGAGATCAAGGCTCATCCGTGGGAAGACTTCGTTCCTCTGGATGATGTTGGTCTGGTTAAGAAGCGTGTGATCTGCGGTATCAACTCGCTGATCGGCGGCTACTTCAATGATCTTTCCGATCCTTCTGATCATGGTGGCACTGGCAAGGAAGGCCGCAAGGACTTGGTGGCAGCTTCGACGTTCCGTCGTACCTTTGCTCAGAAGGCCGGACTTCGTGATGTGCAGGTGATTCCGGTGATGACCGTGGTTGGCTCCAGCCCGATCAATCCGATGCCGTATCAGCCTGGATTCCCTCCTGGACTGAACTGGTGGGATCCTGTGAACAAGGTTCCTGGTCCTTCCTTGGTTCTGGCGGATGCCATTGTCAAGGCTTCGGACAAAGTGCCAGACTACTTCATTGAATCTGGTCCGGGTGAATCGACGGGTATTGCCTACGCTCCTGAAGAGGATCGTCCTGCAATTCTGGCTCAATGGCGACAGTCCAACATCGAAATGCTGGCCTGGATGCGAGCCAATTGGGGCAATCCGAATCTGGAGATCTGGTTCCAAGGTGCCACGACTTCCTTCTGGGGTACGGAAATTCCGCCCGTGGAATCCAATGCTGAAGGCTCTCGCTTGCTGCGTGATCTGGCAACGGACATGGCGAAGGAAGGCATTGGCTTCAAGATGGGTTCTTACGTTCCTGGCTCTAATCTGTACACGGCCTATTACAACGAAATGGACCGTGGTGTGGGCTGGATTCACTACACGTTGGAGACGTACCACGCCGCTGCTGCGGAGATGGGTGAAGCACTGGCTCTGGATATCAACCGTGCCTACAACCCGCCTGACTGGACTTTCCTGAAGCCGCCTACTGGTATCCGACCGGTGAAGAAGGCCAATCGTGACATTGTGATCACCTGGGATTCTCGTCCGGGTATCTTCGGTTGGTACTACGTCAACCGTCGTCTGGACACCGGTGCTGTCATCAGCCAGGGTGTGCTGGAAGACCCGACGTGGACGTTCGCGTTGCAGGAACAACAGCAAGCCTATGCTCAAGACACCATAATGATTGACTTCTCGGTGGCTGAGTACATGCCTGCAACCCAGACTGTCGGTGCCTCCGCTACGTGGAATGCTGAAGTGATCACCGGCAGTCACTTGGTGACGCCTACCAATGTCACGGCCAAGAAGTCGATGAATGGTGATATCACCTTTGCATGGGAAGGACGTCCTTCTCATCAAGATTTCTGGATCGAGAACCTGGATGCGGCCGATACCAAGAAGGCAATCTTTGCCAAGAGGTGGACGACTCAATCCATTGTCTGGACCATCGAAGAGCAACGGGCTTACTACAACAACACCACTGGTGCTGGCTTCGCAGTGTTCCGTGTCTCTGAATATGATCCGGTATTGGATGTGACTTCCATTGGTGCAGAGTTCAACGGAGAGCCTGAACAGCCTCAGAATCCCATGGATCCGGTGACTGGATTGAAGGCTGTCTTCTTGGAAGACCCGAACAACTCCAACATCAAGATCATGTGGGATGCACCTCAGAAGGCTGGCCGTGATGTGAAGATCACCAATATGAACATGGCAACGGGTAATCCGTTGTCCGTTGACTTCATTGGTACGGAGAATGCTTTGATCTTTACTCGTGAACAGCAAGTGGCTGCATATGGCTTCACTGCCAGCACTGTGTGGTGCGTTGCTGAGGAACACCTCATCAGTGATGGGACTCTTGGTAACCCCACTACGTGGAATGCAGCACCTGAAGTGGCACAGATTCCTACCAATCCTCGTGCTACTCACAACACTGCTGGTGATGTGACGATGTTCTGGGATCGATTGGATGCGGAAGAGTGGGATGTTGAAATCCTCAATGCCGATGATTCTTCGGTAGTTCGCTCCGAAACGGTCACGGTTCCGTACACCACGTTCACCGCTGCGGAGATGATGTTGCTGTACGGCTTCGTCTCCACCTTTGTGATGTGGCGTGTTCGTCCCCGTCGCTCTGACGGTGCGTCCAACGTAAAATCGGAGTTCTCGGCAACCGCCACTCCGGAATAAAAAGGAGCCGCCCTCAGCAATGGGGGCGGTTATTACTATGACGCAAGATGCAATCGTTCCGATGCCTGAAGCGGCATTGGAAGAACAGCAGATCATGATTCGCCAGATGCAGGCGGAGCTTGTTGCTGAGATGTCCGGTGTCACTCTGGGTGCCCATACGGTTCAGTACGGGCCGGACAGCTACACCTTCGAGCAAGGTATTGGCCAGATTCATTACACTCCGGCCGCCAGCCAATTGATCTGCAAAGACTTGGCCCAGCACTACTTGGATTTGATTGGCCCGTATCCTCTGGTGTCTCCTATCAGCACTAACCGGGATGACTACGAATTCGTCGGTCGTCTGGGTGTGGATCCGGTCAATGAAACCGAGCCGGTAAACTGGCCGACCATGGAGTTTTACCGTCGATTCCTTCGACTGTTGCACGAACGCAACTTCAAGTTCGTCAATTCGGTGGCCTACGAAATCCTGGACTTCTTCATGCCTGAAGAGTGGAAGCAACGGAACTGGCTGGGCTTGCCTGCCCAGTCGGGGTGGTATCCGCCGTCTTCGTTCATCCAGCCTGCGAACTATGAACCTCTGGATTACATCGCCAAGGTGCAAATCCAAATCCTCAAGGAAGTGGAGAACCTGGGGATGGTGCCGTACTTTCAGATCGGGGAACCCTGGTGGTGGGATGGCTCGTACAACAACGGGGAAGGCAAGAATGCTCCCTGCATGTATGACCAGCGAACCATGGACCTCTACAAACAGGAGACTGGCAACGATGTGCCGATGCCGATGATCAAGTCGATCTTCGACCCGGTGGCTGATAACCAGTGGCCCTACGTGGACTGGCTCCGTGGAAAGCTTGGTGATTCCACAAACTACATCCGGGACAAGGTGAAGCAGGAATTCCCGAATGCTCAGGCTACCCTGCTGTTCTTCAGTCCCCAGGTGATGTCTCCTGCATCTGATCTCACTTTCCGTCTGAACTTTCCGATGGAAGAGTGGGTGTACCCGAACTATGAGTTCGTGCAGATTGAGGACTATGACTGGATCATTGATGGCCGTCTGGACTTGGTTCCTCAGACTTTTAAGGCTGCAACTGAGCTTCTGGGTTATCCATTGGAAGTTGTCCACTACTTCATTGGCTTCACGCTGCTTCCTGAAGATGCCAAGCGAATCTGGGGCAACACCGATAAAGCATGGGAACTGGCTCAAGAAGCTGGAATCAAGATCATCTACCCCTGGTCTTACACTCAAGTGATGCGTGATGGTGTTTACTACGCCAAGCCCAAACTGTGTGCATGCTGACAGGTAGGTCGGTTATGATTCGGTAGCACTTAGTAGCTACCGGCCCCCTGTAAGGGGAATGTAAGGAGTCCGGGAAACCGGACTCTTTTTTCATGGGAACTCAAATGAGTAACGAATCCGCAGAGGTTCAGATCGCCCGAGTGGAGGAACGTCTCAAGACGATCTTTGAAATGCTTGAGCGTGAAGGGAACTCGAAACGGGACATCTATAAGGAACTCCAAGCCTTGAGCCAGGGAATGCTGTTGCTCAATGGCCGTGTGGGTAACGTGGAGTCCAGCCTCGCCAAATCGGCACCGACTATCGAAGAATTCATCACCATCAAACACAAGGTGGTCGGGGCAGGACTCATGGGTAAGTGGATCTGGGCTGTCGCTGGTGGCCTGCTGTCCGCAATCATCTTCGCAAAGAAGGAACTCTTCTCATGGTTCACCGGAGGATAAGGAAGAAGATCCCCATCCCTGTAGAGCCGATCCCCGAATGGCGGAAGAAACTCAAGAGTTACACCGCTCAGATCGGCTCCGTGGGAGCCGTTCTTTATGGTGTCTTCGAGGTGTTGCAGCAAGGACTCTTTGCAGTGCCTCGTCATCTTCTGGAGAAGATTCCCTACGGTTCCAAGATCGCTCTCAGCATCTGGGCCAGCGTAATGCTGGTGAAACTGTTCCGACTCAAAAGGAAAGAGAAATGAAGCTGTCCAAGAAAATGGGAGCCGGTGGCATTGCAGCCGCCATCATTGGTTCCATCTTTGCAGTCGAGGGGGGCTGGGTAAACAATCCCCTGGATCCGGGCGGTGAAACCAACCACGGGGTCACTGCTGCTGTCGCCCAGCAACACCGACAAGAACTGGTGTCCATGGGTTGGAACGGCAAGATGCGTGATCTCACTCAGGACATGGCCAAGACCATCTACTACAAGGACTACATCCAGAAGCCCGGCTTTGACCGGATGCTGATGATCAGTCCGGCAGTGGCTGAAAAGCTGGTGGATGCTGGCGTGAATACCGGCACTTCCCGTTCCGCGAAGTGGTTCCAGGATGCGCTGAACTCCGTATCGCGGAACGGCAAGGACTACCTCAAAATTACCTCTGATGGTAAAGTCGGTCCTGCGACGATCCAGGCATACCAAGCTCTCCAACGGAAACGTGGAGCAGTGGTTGCTTGTCAGATGGTCATCAAGATGATGGATGGAAAGCAAACCACCCATTATCTGTCCCTCAATATGGACGAGTTCACTCCTGGCTGGATCATCAACCGAGTGGGCAATGTCCCCTTGGAAGCCTGCGATGAAGACGCCAATCCCTAAAGGGTGGGTGCTCCTAGCAGTGGCCGGGGCTACGGCCCTGGTCCTGTGGGGGACTTACTCCCTTGGTTCCAGTTCTGGCAAAGCCAAAATCCAACAACAATGGAATGCTCAGAAGAACAAGGACTTGCAAGAAATAAACAAGCTCCGTGATCAGAATGAGCAAGCTCAAGCAGTACATCGTCAACAACTCTCGTCCGTTCAACAGGAGCTACGTGATGCTCAAACATCTCACAGCGTTGAGCTTGCTCGCCTTACTGGCCAGTACGCTGACAGGTTGCAGCGTAGCGAATCCCGAGCGAGCGTATATCAACGTCAAGCCGAAAGCGGATCCGCTCAGTGCCGAAGTCTTGCAAGCCATGCAGCCAAACTCGACCGAAGTCTTGAAGAAGGCCGACAGTTGGTTGGAGAACTCCGCGCAACTGTTAGACTCCGTGACGAACAACTAAAATTGCTGGGTGATCAGATCAAAGCTGATCGTCAGCTATTCAACTAGGAACCAGTCATGGAACATCAAGATTCGATGCAGCCGCCCCCCGATCCTGCCCAGTCAGCCAAGCTGACGGACTGGAAGAAAGAGCCGTCGCTGCAACTTCTGAAGAATGACCTGGAAGCAGCCAAGCAGACGCACGATGCTCAGATGGCCAAGATCGACAACTGGAACAACCAGATGTTCGTTCGTGGTAATGCCAAGCCTCCGCGCATCAAAGGCCGCTCCAGTGTCCAGCCCAAGCTGATTCGTCGTCAGGCGGAATGGCGGTATTCGGCATTGACGGAGCCTTTCCTTGGTTCCGACAAGCTGTTCAAGGTCAGCCCCGTCACGTTTGAGGATCGTGATGCAGCGGATCAGAATGAACTGCTGCTGAACTGGCAATTCCGAACCAAGCTCAATCGGGTCAAACTGATTGATGATTTCGTTCGTGCCACGGTGGATGAAGGCACCTGCGTGCTTCGTGTGGGCTGGAAGCGTAAGACCGTCATGGTCAAGGAGAAGGCTCCCCGCTTTGCTCTGTTCCCCGTGGAGACTGCTGAACAAGCAGAACAACTCCAACAGGTGATTGCCTCCAAGCAAGAGAACATCCGTGCTTTCGAGGAAGCAGCACCGGAAGAACTCAAGCAGGCAGTGGCCCATTACGAAGAGACCGGTGAACTGGTCGTGGCTGTCTTGGATGGCGAAGAAGAAATCGAAGTCGAGAAGGTCATCGAGAACTACCCGACGGTCAAAGTGATGAATCCCCAGAACGTGGTCATTGATCCGTCCTGCGAAGGTGATATCGACAAGGCCATGTATGCGGTGGAGTCCTTCGAGACCTGCCTTGCTGAACTGGAAAAAGAGCCGGATCGCTACAAGAACCTGGACCTGATCAACTGGGAAGATGCATCTCCCATCAAAGATCCGGACCACGCTTCGAGCACCCCGTCTGACTTCCAATTCCGGGACAAGGCACGGAAGAAGGTTGTGGCCTACGAATACTGGGGCTACTACGACATCGACGGCAGCGGTGAACTGACTCCTATCGTGGCCACCTGGATCGGTAACGTCCTGGTTCGCATGGAGAAGAACCCGTATCCGGATGAGAAGCTTCCGTATGTCGTGGTTCCGTACCTGCCTGTGAAGCGTGAGCTTTACGGCGAGCCGGATGCTGAACTCCTGGAAGACAACCAGAAGATTTTGGGTGCCGTCATCCGTGGTGCCATCGACCTCATGGGGCGTTCGGCCAACGGTCAGCAGGGTATCGCCAAGGGAATGTTGGATGCATACAACCGTCGTCGCTATGAAGATGGCCGTGACTATGAATTCAACCCGACTCTGAATCCGGCCCAAGGGATCATCGAACACAAGTTCCCGGAACTGCCTCAGTCTGTGCTGGCAATGGCAGGTATGCAGAACCAAGAGGCTGAATCTCTCACCGGTGTTAAGTCGTTCTCCGGTGGTGTGTCTGGTGAAGCTTATGGTGATGTGGCTGCTGGTATCCGTGGTGCTCTGGATGCTGCTTCCAAGCGTGAGATGGCCATTCTTCGCCGTCTCGCCAAGGGCATGACGGAAGTCGGCACCAAGATCATCGCCATGAATGCGATCTTCTTGTCCGAGAAGGAAGTGGTACGGGTGACGAATGAAGAGTTCGTCCATGTCTTGCGTGAGGATCTGAAGGGTAACTTTGATCTTCAAGTGGACATCTCCACTGCTGAAGTGGATAACCAGAAGGCTGGTGATTTGTCGTTCATGCTCCAGACTCTGGGGAACACCATGGACTTCGGCATTACCAAGATGATCCTGACCGAGATCGCAAAGCTGAAGCGCATGCCTGAACTGGCTCACGCTATCAAGCGATTCGAGCCGAAGCCGGATCCCTTGGCCGAGAAGATCAAGGAACTGGAGATCGAGAAGCTGGAAATGGAAATCGCCGAGATGCGTACCAAGGCCATGCTGAACGAAGCCAAGGCCCGTGAAGCTGTTGCCAATGGCGATCTGAAGAACCTGGATTATCTGGAGCAGGAAACTGGCACCAAGCATGCCCGCGAAATGCAAAAGCAACAGGCTCAAGCTGAAGGGAACCAAGACCTCAAGGTCACGGATGCCCTGCTTAAGCCCCAAAAAGAGGGTGAAACTCCCCCCAACATAGATGCTGCGGTAGGATACAATGAGTTGACTCGTGGCAATGCTGGCAATACCACCATTGCTCGTGATCAGGCAGCAGCGAATGGGGACCGAAGTGCTAACCTTGGTTCCCAATACTTCAACCCCGCACAGGATCCTGCGTTGAATCCTGGCATGAATATGTGAGACACACATGTCGCAAGAACGTCAAATCGCCGGTCTGGAACACCAGATCGCCCAATCGAAGAAGGCCCGTGAACTGAACGAGAACCTGCGGAAGCTGATGGGCAATGCCCTGTTCCGCAAGGTGATCATCGACGGCTTCTGCGGTGAAGCCGCCCGTTCGTATCTGGCCGAGTCCATCGACCCGACCTGCACTCCGGACCAGCGTGCCAATGCCCTGGGCATGGCTCAAGCTTCGGCTTACCTGCGCGCTTGGCTGGCGGTCACCGAACAACTGACCGGCACGGCCAGTGCTTCGATCCCGGAACTGGAAGCGGAACTGGAACGTGCCCGCCAGCCGGAAGAAGAAGACCCGAACGAATACGTCGGCTAACCCTAACTGGTTCAGGAGAACTACACCATGAGTACGGAAGCCAATACCCAAAAGGCTTCCGACATTCTTGAAATGTCGGATGAACAGATTCTGAACATGACCAGCGCTCCGCCGGTCACTCAGAGCAACTCGGATACCCAGACTGCCAAGACGCAAGAAGAACTCGACGCCGAAGAAGCTGCTGCCAAGCAAGCTGAAGTGGACGAAGAGGCTCGTCGTCAGCAGGAAGAGGCTGAACGACTGGCCGCTCTGGAAAAGAAAGACGGGGTTGAAGAACCCTCGAAGGAAGTCGAAGGCGCATCGAAGACGGTTGAAGAACCGTCCCCGACTGGCAAAGAAGAAGAAAATGGTGGTAAAGTTGCCACCAATGAAGCCGATAGCACCGGCAAGGAGCCTACGAAGGAGGCATCCGCAGACACTGACCCCGGCCAGGGTAAGGGAGGAGCGGATAAGCAGGGCAAAGATGCCCCCCAGTCCAACGATCTCCCCGCCGACTTCGACTACAAGAGCGCTTACGAGCAGCTCATGAAGCCCTTCAAGGCCAATGGCAAGATGGTTCAGGCACGGAGTCCTGAAGAAGCCATTGCCCTGATGCAGCAAGGCGCGAACTACACGCGCAAAATGCAGGAGCTTCAGCCCTACCGTAAGCTGCACTTGATGCTGGAAAGCGCAGGCTTGCTCAACGAGGACAAGCTCTCCTTCTTGATCGACATCGAGAAGAAGAACCCCGAGGCGATCAAGAAGCTGCTGAAAGATGCAAACATCGATCCGATGGATATCGATACCTCCACGGATCCGCAGTACCAAGAAGGCAATCACAAGATTTCGGATTCCGAAGCTCGCTTCATCACTGAACTGGAAGACGTCAAGTCCACTCCCGAGGGTGAAGAAACGGTCAAGGCAATTTCGACTTCCTGGGATCAAGCCAGCAAGCAGGCTCTCCTGGATAACCCGGGTTTGGTGAAGGCGATTCACCAGCAACGTGAAAGCGGTGTCTACGACATCATCACTGCTGAGATCGACCATCTCCGTACTCTGGGCCAGATTCCTGCTGGTGTGTCGTTCATCCAAGCCTATAAGACCGTGGGCGATTACCTGAAAGAACAGGGCAAACTCGGTCAACCGGCCCAAGTGAAAGATACCCCTCCTGGTTCCAAGGCAGCACCTGCTGCTACGGCTCCGGTTGCAACCCGAGTCGCCACTCCCAAACCGGAAGTGACGAACGGCAAGCAAGCAAGTGCGGCATCCCCGAGTCGGAGTGCTCCGCGTAAGGTGTCGCCCGTCGTCAATTACATGGCGATGAGCGATGAAGAAATTTTGAAAATGCCCGCTCCCAAGAGCGTTTAAAGGACAAGTGTCATGTTGAACTACAACGCCCCCATCGACGGGCAAAAGTCGAGCATCGACGGTGCTGGTTCCGACCAGATGAACACCTTCTACTGGCTCCGCAAGGCGATCATCACCGCCCGCAAGGAACAGTATTTCATGCCGCTGGCCTCGGTCACGAACATGCCGAAGCACTACGGCAAGACCATCAAGGTCCACGAATACGTTCCGGTTCTGGACGACCGCAACATCAACGACCAAGGCATCGACGCCAACGGTGTGACCATCGCCAATGGCAACCTGTACGGTTCGTCCAAGGACATCGGCACCATCGTCGGCAAGCTGCCGGTTCTGACCGAGAACGGTGGCCGCGTCAACCGCATCGGCTTCACCCGCCTGGCTCGTGAAGGCCAACTGCACAAGTTCGGCTACTTCTACGAGTTCACGCAGGAAAGCCTGGACTTCGACTCGGACGACCAACTGAAGGAACACCTGTCCCGCGAACTGCTGAACTCGGCCGTTCAACTGACGGAAGCCGTCCTCCAGAAAGACCTGCTGTCCTCGGCCGGTACGATCCTGTACGCCGGTGCCGCCGTCTCCGACTCCACGGTGACGGGTGAAGGTGCCACGCCTTCGGTGGTGTCGTACCAGAACCTGATGCGTCTGGACCAGATCCTGACCGAAAACCGTACCCCGACCCAGACCACGATCATCACCGGTTCGACCATGGTCGATACCCGTGTCATCGGCGCCACCCGTGTCATGTACGTCGGTTCGGAACTGGTTCCGCACCTCAAGGGCATGAAGGATCTGTTCGGCAACAAGGCGTTCATCGAAATCCAGCACTACGGTGACGCCGGTACGCTGATGAACGGCGAGATCGGCACCATCGACAAGTTCCGCATCATCCAGGTGCCGGAAATGCTGCACTGGGCTGGTGTCGGCGCTGCTGCCACCTCGGCCAACCCCGGCTACCGTACTTCGATGAAGGGCGGTGCGGAACACTACGACGTGTTCCCGATGCTGGTGGTGGGTGACGACTCGTTCACGACCATCGGTTTCCAGACCGACGGCAAGAGCGTGAAGTTCACCATCATGACCAAGATGCCGGGCCGTGAAACGGCGGATCGCAACGATCCCTACGGCGAAACCGGGTTCAGCTCGATCAAGTGGTACTACGGTATCCTGGTCAAGCGTCCGGAACGTCTGGGTCTGATCAAGACCGTCGCCCCGCTGTAATGCTGGGCTGAACCAAGGGAAGGGGGAAACCCCTTCCCATTTCTCTATCCCCTACTGGAACTACCATGAGCCTCCTGAATCCGACTCCTGCTGCCAATGGCGACGACGACCAAGCCAAGAGCAACGGTGCCACCGAAGCCACGAATACCGCCCCGGCTGGCAACGACAACGATGATCTGCAAGTCGATGAACTGGCGTTGCTGAAGCAACGTGCCACCCTGATGGGTGTGAAGTTCTCGAACAACATCAGCGTCGAGACCCTGAAAGCCAAGATCGCAGAACATGAAGCCAAGCGTGATGCTGCATCCGCTCCGGCCGCTGCCCCGGTCAATCCCCTGGCTCAAGCCACGGGTGAAGACAAGCCCGAAGCCGAACTGACCCCGGCTCAATTCCGTACCAAGCTGCGTCTGGAACAGACCCGTCTGGTGCGTGTCCGTATCCAGAACCTGGATCCGAAGAAGAAGGATCTGCCCGGCGAGATCCTGACCGTCGCCAACGAATACATCGGCACGATCCGCAAGTTCGTTCCCTACGGTGAACAGACCGACAACGGCTACCACATTCCCTGGTGCATCTACCAGATGATGAAGGAGCGCAAGTTCCTGAACATCCGTGTCGGCAAGGACCGTGCTGGCCGCGAGAAGGTGGAAACCTCCTGGGTCCGCGAGTTCGCCATCGAAGTCCTGCCCCCGCTGACGCAGGAAGAACTGGACGATCTCCGCAAGGCACAGATCGCAGCCGGTAGCACGAACGGCGACTAAGGGTTAAGCTCTACCCTGACCACGGCTCACAGACTCTGTGGGCCGTTTCTTTTTGAACCAAGAATAGGAGCACGCTATGTCTTGCGGTGCTGAACTCGAAGCCAATTCCCTATTCCGTGCTCTCATCGCAGGCGAGGACTTTGAACTCCCTGATATCGATATGTCGGGTACGGATTGGGATTTGCCGGGGGGTATCAATAACCCCGTCTTTGGCGAACTCCCGAAGCTGACCAATGAAGACCTGACTACAAAGGTGGTGGATGGTACGGGTACGTTCGACTACCTGATGATGTCCGTGAAGGAACATCTGGCAGAGCAATACAAGTCGGGCAAGATTGCCGGTGCTGAATACACCAAGGCATACATTGCCCTGACTGAAGCCTGCATGGCCAACGCTACCCAGTATCTCCTGGGTCGTGATGAAGCATTCTGGAAGGCTGCACTGACTCAGATGCAGGTCATCTCCCAACGTGCTCAACTGGGTATCCTGAAAGCTCAGTTCATCAATGCCAAGTTCGAGGCATTGAGCACGAAGGCTGGCTATGCACTGACTAAGCTGAAGCTCTCCACCGAATCGGTGGGCTACTGCACGGCTCAGTACAACCTGTCCACCATGCTCCCCCAACAGTTCATTCTGTTGAAGGAACAGACCTCCAATGCTGTTGAACAGACCAAGCTGACCACGGCTCAGATCAAGATGGTCAATGAGCAAATGGAAAGCCAACGATCCCAGACCACGGATATCCGTTCGGATGGTCTGCCGGTGACTGGTCTGACTGGCAAGCAAAAGGCTCTCTATGATCAACAGATCACGAGCTACAAACGAGATGCTGAAGTGAAGGCTGCGAAGCTGTTCACGGATGCCTGGATCACGATGAAGACGATTGACGAAGGTCTGTCGCCCCCGTCGAACTTCCAGAACTCTTCGCTGGATGGCGTGCTCGGCACCCTGAAGGCAAACAACGCACTGGGCTAATCATGGGTTTCTTCTCTGGTTCCACCAAGGTCTATGTGGCGTCCTCTGTCTATAACTTGGCAGGGGACATCAAGGACCGCTCCGACTACCTGAAAGTGAACGTCATTTCGGGTGTCGTGTCGGAAACGAACTTTTCGATGGGGGAACTCATCCCGAAGTCGTACCTGAATGGGCCAGGGATTCGCATGCGTAACTTTGCCCGGTGGGCGCGTCCTAACTACGAACCGATAGTGGGCATTGCCTACGGGGCTTTGTCCACTGTTGGTCGTTTGAACAATGACGTGATCGCTACTCAGATCCCGGTACTTCCGGGGCAGTCTGTGGCTATTCAATCCGCTGAGATCGGGTATGGTGACTTCACGTACTGGGCTGACCAGTATGTGCTGAACAATCGTCCCGATAAGGCAATGGGTACTTGGGAGTCGGACTACAACAATGGTGTCATCACCATCACGTACCCCGATCAGTCCAAGAACACCTTTGCGCCTGTGGATCTCAACCCTGGTTCACTGTATCTGTACTGCTCGTACAACCTTGCTTCACCTGACTCTGTGGCTCCATATGTCACTGGAGTGCCGGTAAGCATTGGTCCTACGGATCCTTTCCCCTCCACCACTGGTTGGGAATTGGTTAGCAACAATGCCCACAATGAGGAAGTGAATATCCATACCAAGGTCGAGACTTCGATTACTTGGTCCGATGGTCGTCCCCCTTACAGTGATGTGTGGGAAGATGATTACGTTGACACTTATACGGTGTCTGAAGCTGTCTACACGAAGACGGATTACCTAGGTGTTGTCCCTGGTTCCAGTGCCATTCTTCGTCGCAAGAACTACATGTTCCACTTCCATCAACTGGGTCCGAAAGAACAGGAAGTCACCACGACCACGGAAGAAGAAGTGGAAGGTGGGGTTACCAAGACCACTGTTCGCAAGACCACTAAGGATGTGCAACGCTTTGCTCGTTCCTACCGCATGGACTACCAGGAGACGAAGAGCTTTCCGGTTGGTCCGCTGAAGATATTCATCTACAAGCAAGGCACTGGCCGTCCTGTGCTGGATGCAATGTTTGAGGCGAACAATACGGGGCAACGCTTCTTCCCGTTCATCCCCATCAAGTTGAAGAACTGGGTGGGTGGCTCTCTATTGGAAGCATCCAATAAAGCCTTACGGCGAGCCACGGGGGGTAAGCTCTCCAAGATCGTCAAGGAGTTGCAGAAGAACAAGGACATCGGAGATATCCAATACATCTACGGTGTGTTTGGCTGTTCCCTGAACACGCCTGAGCACACTGCCAAGGAGTACATTTTCCGGTTCTTCCAGTTGATGCTGGAGTCTTCGCCCCCGAATCCGAACTACCCTACCATGGCTCAATGGAAAGCTGCGTACTACGAAGCCTACCGGATGGAGCAGGAGTGGACTGCTTGGTACAACTCCCAGCGTGATTACGAGAACCCTTTGTTTGGTAAGCCAGAGCCTCCCCGTGGTTCCTTTCCGGTGATGCCCTCCAAGTCTTTCCGCATCCGCTCTTCGACGGGTATGGAATACGACATGGAGATCTCGTGGTCTATGTTGGAGTACACCTCGAATTCTGGGCAGGCATGGGCAGGAGCCAAGCCGGGACAGCTTCGCTTCATCGATAATGGGAATGAAAAGTATCCGGTGATCTACCGTAGCTGGGATGACAGTGGCTATACCTTCGATGTCTTGGGATCCAAGAAGATTGAGAAGATGACCATGCAATGGCAGGTGTCTCCGAACAACTGGCGTCAGATGGTCATCTATGGAGCCAACCACAAGAACCGTGTGTACGACGGCAAGTCGGTGGACATTGACTCCCGTGAAGCCCTGAATGATGCCGAGGAATCTGGCTTCATCATCCCGTTGCACGAAGACATCTTCCGGTCCATGCCTTTGGTTCGTTCCACTCAGATGGCTACTGCTTCCAACTACCTTGTGCTGAACAGCTACAAGAAGGTGAAGAAGAAGTGGTATCAGACTGGACTGTTCAAGGTGGTGGTGATCGTCGTCATCGTGGTGATTGCTGTCTATTCCGGTGGTGCTGGTGCTGGTCTTCTCGGAACCAACGTTGCCGTTGGTGCTGCCCTGGGTTTCACTGGGCTGGCTGCTGTCATCGTAGGGGCGATTGCCAATGCCATGGCTGCGATGATTCTGACTTCCATCATCCAGAAGGGTGCCAACATGCTTTTCGGGGAAAAGCTGGGTGCCATTATTGGAACCATTGCGTCCCTAATTGCGATCCAAGTAGGCACGGCAATGGCTTCTGGAACCTCTATGTCCACCATGATGGGCCAGATGATGCGGGCGGATAACCTGCTGAAGCTGACCACGGCCATGGGTAATGGAGTAGCTCAGTACATCAATGCTGGTACTCAGGAACTTCTGAAGAAGACTGAAGACATGATGCAGGCTTACAATAAGGAGATGTTGAGCCTGCAACAGAAGTACGAACAAGACTTCGGCTACAGCAACGGTGTGATTGATCCCCGCTCTCTGACTGACGTGCTGACGGACACTACGGAATCCCGTGAATCCTTCTTGGCTCGAACCTTGATGACGGGTAGTGACATTGCTGACATGTCTATGAGCATGATCGGCAACTTTTCCGCAATGAACCTTCAACTGGAATAATGGAGCAAATATGTTCGACTCCGCTTCTGGAACTGGTCTCGTCATGCCGCCCTACCAATTCTCGTGGGGCGGTAACAATGACCTGAGTTCCATCAACTCTTACTCCACTCAAGGGGCCAGCCTGTTCGGTGGCCTGGGTGGTGGTTCCACTGGTCTCCAAATGCCTGGTGCCACTCCTGCTGTCGCAGGTGCTCTGCCCGGTGTGGGTGGCGGTGGTGCTCTTTCCCTTGGCTCCAGCGCCGCAGGTGCTGCTGGCAATGGCGGTATCTTCGGTGGCCTGGGCATGAATATCCCGACTCTGCAATTGGGTCTGGGTCTTCTGTCGTCCATCGGTGGTATCTACTCGGGCATGCAAGCCAACAAGTTGGCTCGTGACCAATTCAACTTCAACAAGGGCGTCACCGAGACGAACCTTACCAACCAGATCAAGTCTTACAACACCAGTCTGGAAGACCGTGCTCGCTCTCGTGCGGTCACGGAAGGCCGCGATCAAGCATCGGCTGATGAGTACATCGCTCGCAACCGTCTGACTCGCTAAACGGAGAACAACATGGCCCAACTCACTTGGCGAAATGTCGATGGCGTATCCGGTTCGGGTGCGCTTGAAGGCATTCGTGCATTCAACCAAGGGGTGACGGGTGGTCTGGATCGGCTGGCTGCTTCGCTGGGGAATTTCCAGCAAGCAGATCAGGCCAACTTGGGGAACCAAGTGATGCAGCGTGCGTTGCAGATCAACGACCCGGAAGCCTACCAAGCTGCCATGCGGGATGGTTCCATCCTGGGTGGCATCGATCCCTCTCGTCTGTCGGCAGAGACCTTGGCTGGCCTTGGTTCCCGTGCCAACGATCTGGTGCGTCAGGCTGCTCAAGTACAGTCCACTGCTCAGAACAAGTACAACTTCGGTCGTCAGATTGATGCTGACCAGCGTCTGGAAGCTGCCGATCCTGCCATCCGTGCTCTGGCTTTTGCCCAGCGTTCGGGTGACCCTCGTGTGGTGCAACAAGCTCTGCAAGATCCTGCCCTGAAGGGTCTGCGTACCGATCAGATCCAGAAGCTGATGGCTGATACCCAAGCTGCTGAAGGTCGTACCCTGTCGAACCAAGGAGCAATGACCTCCAATGCTTCGGCTTCATACAACCTGAGCAACCGGATGGAAGAAGATGCTGCCCGTAAGGAAGCATCCGATTACCTCCTGTCGAACCGCATGTCCTCGGGCAGCGAAGAACAGTACCAGCGGAACGTGGCCTCGGGTATCAACTCCCTGTCCCCGGCTGCTCGTCGTCTGGTAGGTGCTCAGATTGGTCTGGGCTTTGGTCCTTCCGATCAGCCTCAGCAAGCACAAGGTGGTTTTGTTCCTTCTGCTCCTGGTACTGCCGGTACTCGCCAAGGCTCGTCCTATGACGCTACCTTCAAGTTCACGCCTACCAGCCGTCCCATCACTTCGATGAGCATCTCGGATGTGCTGGAACATCAGGCTGGCATGATCAAGGATCCCAATCTGGGTCACTCTCCTGTTGGTCGTTACCAGATCAACAAGGCAACCCTGGAAGAGTATGGCCCCAAGGCACTGGGTCCGGACTGGAAGTCCATGCCCATGTCGCCGGAGAACCAAGAGAAGATCGCTGAAGCTCTGTACAACGACCGCAAGGGTGGTGATCTCACCAAGACTTGGGCTGCTCTGAACAACTCGAAGGTTGGTCACTACAAGGACATCCCTTGGAGTCAGGCCCGTCAAGAGATTGCAGGCAGGGAAGTTTCTGCTCAAGACACTGGTATCGATCTCAATCCGGTGCAAGAGATTGTTGGACAAGCTCGTATCGCACAACTGGATGCATTGAACCGTCGTGCTCAAGAAGCTTCGGGTACTCTGGTCAATGGTTTCGACCGTTCGATCCGTGATCTTCGCCCTGCTTCTGAACTGTTGCCGGAACTGACCGGCAAGGGTGGTGCGTTTGAAGGTGCTGACAAGCAGTGGCTGATGCAGCACATTGAACAAGCCAAGGATCGTATGGCTGCACAAGGTGTGCCGATCAACGATGCCACGGTGATCGAAGCTTTGAAGGCGTCTGCTGGCTCCGGCCGTACCTCTGGTATTGGTCGTGGCTGGGATCAGTTCACTTCCTGGGTCGGTGGTGGTCCTACGGATAACGACTCCAAGACGAACCTGGGTATCAACACGAACCGGCTCAACCAGATTCTGGACAATGAGTTTGCTCGTGGAAATGCTCCGGAACGTGTGGCAGTGGCTGAGATGCGTAGCAACTTCGCCAAGCAGATTGAAGATGCCTCCAAGGCTGCTCAAGCTGCCAATGCGGAACGTGTGAAGCTCCAGCAGGCCATGCGTACCAATCCTTCCCTGGCTCGTAACCTTCCTGCCTTGGTTCAAGCGGAAGAGCAAGCTCAGGCCCGTGTCGAAGCACTGACTCGTCAACTCCAAGAAGTGGACAACCAGTGGGCAGCACGTCGGAAACAGGAACTGGCTCCGAAGACTACCGGCACTACGTCTCAGAAGGCCGACAAACGTTCCACGGAACGTCTGCAAAATTGGCTTGATCGACGCTCCGGTGTGCTTGGCTAAGGTACACTGACCTCGCCACTCAGCGCCTCACTCTCTTGAGTGGGGCGTTTTCTTTTGGATAGTGGTAGACTTACTACAAACATATCTCTTATAGGATAGACACCATGTCTACTTTTGACCGCTTGGCCGGTTACGCGAACTCCATTGGCGCTGCCAAACGGGATGCTGTCGCAGCCGCTACCGAGCAGAAGAAAGCCGAAGTCGGTGGCCTGGAATACCAGGGACTGGCTGGACAACAGGCGGGAACCGGGATGGATTCTGCCAGTCCGCAAGAGCAAGCTCTCCGCACTCAGGATGCCAACACCTATGCCCAGAACTATGGCTTCGATGCCCTGGTTCGTCGAGCTGATGCTGCTGGTCAACTGGTGCGTGATCAATCCGGTCAACGCACCTTCTCCCAGGGTGCCGGTGATGTGGTCACCGATGTTGGCCTGGGATTGGCTAATGCCGTGGGTGGTATCGGTGCCTTGGGTACGGGCCTCTTCAATGAAGAAGCCGGTGCCAATCTGGCAAGCCAGATCGGTGATCTGAATGAATGGGCGCAGGGAACCCAATCGGGTGATCTCCAGGCTCGTCGTCGAGTGAACCAAGCCCGCACTGCTGAAGCTACCCGTGACAACGCTGCCCAATACGAGAAGGACATCGCTGCTGGCGATTCCAAGCTCGTGGCTGGTCTTGCTCGTATCGGTCGTGATGCTTTCGATTCCGTGGCCCAAGCTGTGCAGGATCCTGCCACTCTTGGTTCCGGCGTTAGCCAAGGGGTTGGTTCCCTGCTGGCTGCTGGTCCGCTGATCAAGGGTTTCGCTAAGGTCGGTCAGGCTGTCATCCCGAATAGCGTCAAGGCAGGTGTGGGTGCTGCGGCTGCAATCGATACGGCTGCTGGCAGTATGTCTGCTGCCCGTATCCTGAATGCTGCTGCTGGCGCTGCCCCGGCTGCTGCCGCAGTGGGAACCATGGAAGCCGGTGGTGCTTACCAACAGGTGACGGCAGAAGTCATGAAGAAGGACTTCGCTGAACTGGCCAAGACTTCCCCGCTGTACCAGGATCTGATCAAGCAGGGTGTGTCTCCTGAAGATGCTCGTGTTCGTGTGGCTAATGCCACCGGCAAGATGGCTGCTGCCATCCAAGCTCCTGTGGGTGCCGCTACCGGTCCCCTGGTTGCTCGTCTGGAATCGAATCCCTTCACTGTCGGCAACATGGGCCAATTCGTTGGCAACCTGCTGCGTGAGACGGTGGAAGAAGGTATTCAGTCTGGTTCCGGCCAACTGGCTCAGAATTTGGCTGAACGTCGCTATGTCGATACCAACACGGACATTCTGGAAGGTGTGGGTGAACAGGCTGGCGTAGGCGCCCTGTACGGCTTCGGAACTGCTGGTGCTGTCCAAGTACCGGGTGCTTCAGTTAAAGCTGCTGGAGCGGCTGTAGCCCCCGCTGCTGCGGTTATGAAGGGAACGTTGAATACTGTGAAGGCTGCTGCCAACACGGCACTGTCTCCCATCATGGCTCGTGGTGAAGCGGTCATGAAGCAGAATGAACAGGCCAGCCCGGTTGCTGACCGTACCGTTCAAGCTGCTGCGGCTGAAGCTGTACAGACTGCTGATCAAGCTGCTGCCACCATGAAGGAAGCAGTGGAATCGGTAAAGGCTACTCCGGAAGAGAAGACCGAAGCCAATCAGTACATTGACGATCTGGTCAATGCTGCCAAGTTCAACCCTGCTGAACTGGATCAGCCGTCCATGCCTCAAGAGGTGAAGGATGCTGTGTCCACGGCTACCACTCGTGCTGAAGCATTCGAGAAGCTCTCCGACTTGATCAACAAGTCGGATGAAGGTTCGGATGCCCATATGGCTGCATCGCTGACGCTGCATGACATGGTTGGAACCATGGAAGGCTTCTTCGAGCGTATGCCCTCGGCTATCGAAAAGCTGCCTGCTGATCACCCGGCTCAGGAAGCCCTGGCTCAATTCAGCAATCTGGCTGCGAACCTGGGGAATACCCCGAAGGTACTGCGTGCTCTGCGTGCGGTACAGGGAATGCTGTCCGAAGCTCAAGTGAAGCCGGTGACGGAAGCCAATATCGCTACTCCGGCTGGTGAACAGAACATTAAGTTGGCTGTGGCTCAGGCTGAAGCTGCCCCGGAAAAAGCCAATCCCGAAGTGATTGGCCAGATCCTGAAGCATGCATCGGAAGGGAAGATTGCCCTGAACAACTCGCAGTTGGCTGCACTGAAGAGTGCATCGGCTCTGTTGCAGGGTGCTCGTCAGTTCGACTTAGAGGCGGAACGCCTTGGTCTTCGTCCGCAAGACATTGTGGGTAAACAGATCAAGACGGATGAAACGCGAGCAGAAGGACAGTATTCGGCGCTTCAACATGCGAAGGGGATTCGTTCGGCGTACAACGCGGGTAACCTCGATCTCGCCGCCGCTCGCCTTGACGACTTTCTCAAGTTCGCCCAGCACATGCAGAACAAGGTCGGAGCGCTCAATGAGCATCTGATTTCGGGGAATGGTGATCCGAATCGTTCGGTCAAGTATCAATCCCTCACTGCTGGACGGGATTGGGTCGAGAGCCGCAAGGGACTCGGGGTAAACCCCTATGACACCAAGTCGGTCAAATTTGCCCAGCAAGTGGGACTTGAGGCAAAAACGGTCGGCGAAATTGCCAATGCCCTCGCTACGGCTTACCCGGAGTTGAAGGTCGATCATGTTGAACTGGTCCCGTTGGATCAGCGTCTGGACGCGCCTGCATCCGAGGTGGTGAAGTCTTTCCGTCAACGCGATCTTGATGTCGCTCGTGAAGCAAAGAAGGCTGCACCCGCTGAAGAAGTTGTGAAGGAAGAACCCCCGGTTGTTACCGAGGAACCTGCCGCCACTGTACCCCCGAAAGCCGAACCTGTGGTAGAGGCAAAGCAAGAAGACGTAACTCCGGAAACGCCTGCTGCTCCTGTCCAAGAACCTACCGTCGAAAAGACGGGGACTGCTGCCGTTTACCCGAACCTGATCGAGAAGAACCAGTTCACGAATTCCTTCACTCTGCCGACCGAAGCCCGTACTCGCGTCATTGGTTCCGAAGCTCCGCTGGAAGACATTGCCAAGGTGTTGACCAGCAATGCTCGTATGGCTGCTCACCTGGGTGCCGAAGCCAACTCGAAGCTGGATGGTGATGTGATTTCGTCCTACAAGGATGTGATGGAAGTCGGTCGTCTGGTTGCCCAGAACATGCGTGATTCGCTCGCCAAGTTCGTGGCTAACGACAAGATCATGTCCAAGCTGGATCGTGAACCGAACCGTTGGGTGATGGGCAAGAGCCTGAATATCACGGAACAGGTTGGTGACACTTTGCAGTACAACGAAAGTCTGCTGCAAACCGCAGTTCTGGCTGGTCTGCAATGGCGTCTGACTGCTGTCTCTCGTGGTTCCGTTAAGGACATGAAAGACGTGGCTTCCATCCTGGGTATCGATGAAAGTCTGGTGCCTGATAGCCTGCTGACCGATTTCCAGAATGGCATGACTGCTGTCGAGGCTGTGAATGCCTTGGCTCAAAAGGTCGAGTCCTACTGGGGACTGCAACGCAATCCCGACGCTCCCATTGGCTACACCAAGGGTATTCCTGCTGCCGTGGCTTCTGAGCTTCTGGCTGCTTTCGTCAAGCGTGGGGATGTGGAAGTCCAGAACATCGCCATCGACGACATGGGCAACATCCTGGCTGACGGTGAACCCGGCAAGGTCCGTGAAGTGAACCTGTATCGCATCCGTCCTCTGGAGGATGATGATGCTGTTCGCCAGTACCCCACTGCCATCGAAGAGGCAGTGTTGGTCAATCCGGAAGAGAAGCTGTTCATTGGTGAGGATCGTCCTCCCGTTGCACGCACTCAACTGCGTAATCCTGGTGTTGAGAACACTCCGGATCAGGTTCGTGCTATCCGCAATGAGCAGAACACTCCGTTCTACGTTCACAATCCTACGGTTCGTCTGTATGAAGCACTGGGTCGTGAAGGTATTCTGGAACTCTTCGCCAATGGAAAGATGGATGAAGAAGTCCTGAACATCAATGATGCTCGCTCCATGGATGGTCAGAACCGTTCCATTGCTGCTGCATTCGATCAACTGTCGGAACTGACGAGCCAAGTGGATGATCAACCGATCTTCTACGGCTACAACATGACCCGTGTCGGTCGTATGCAGATGCTGGGTAAGTACAACCCCCAGTCCAGCAAGCTGATGCGTGAAGCAGTGCTGCCCACTCAGTCCACTCTGGATTTGAGTAACGAGAATACGGCTGACTTCTCTGCCTTTGCTTTGGGTCTTGCCCAGGCTCTGGGTGTGAAGGTCGAGACGAAACCTCGTGCTGATGCAGTCAATGAAGTGATGGGTATGCTGAAGGGTCCGATGGCTGAAGCTGTCGAGATGATCCGTGCCTTCCAGAATGAATCCGAACTTCCCCCGAATGCTGTGGATGTCATCCGCAAGGCTCTGGGTGGTAAGCCTTCGTTCGTTGGCCTGATGGCTCTCCAGGAATACGCTCGCTATCTGCATGCAGAGAATCGCAGCGAATTCAATACTCCCCTGTATGTGGAAGCTGACGGCAAGACCAACGGTCCCATCAATGCCATGGCTCTCATGACCGGTGGCCGCTTCACTTCGCAGTGGGTGACCAACATGGCCAAGGGTGGCATGTTCCTGGGTGAACCCGGCAAGACGTTGAACGACCACTACTCCAAGGTGGACGGCCGTGACTTGTACCAGACGACCACGGATGCACTGGCGGCTAACGTCAAGGTGCTGCGTGAATCTCTGCGCGGTGATCCTGCTTTGTCGAACCAGATGACGCAGCTTCAGACCTTGATGGATCTGTTCCTGCCCGATCTGTCGGTCAATGATGCCGGTGAACTGGAACTGAAGCGTGGCATTGCCAAGAACCCGCTGACCATTACCGTCTATGGTTCCGGTGCTGCTGGTATTGCTGGCAAGGTAGTTTCCACCATGGTCGGTGAGATCTACAAGCGCATGAGCCAAGTGCTGCAATCCCGTGCTGCCGATCCCAATATCTCTGCTGCTGAAGCCATGTTCGGGCCTCAGTCGGAATCTCCTGCCCATGCAGAAGAGATGCTGGGTAAGTTCCTGGATGCGATGGAAGCTCTGACTTCGGATGCCGTGACTCTGCGTAAGGGCAATCTCGTGTTGGAATCCACTGGTTCCGGCCATGCTCGCAAGATGGATCCGAAGACGTACACGCTCAAGGCTGCCCAGATGAAGGCTCTGCAAGCCAACATGCTGCACCTGTTCGTGACTCCCCTGCGTGATGCCATCAACAGCACCATCGGCGAACCGCTGATGGAAGCTACCCGTGAGATCCAGAAGGCTACTCAGGTACAGTCCCTGTTCTTGCAAGACGCCTACAAGCGTGGCCTGGATCAAGCCATGGAAGCCAAGAAGGCTGCTGATCCTTCGTGGAAGGAAAGCGACTTCCTGAGCCAGAAGGAAATGGATGCCGTCATGAAGTCCTTGGCTCCCCTGGCTCCGATGATCGAGACGGGTGCCCAGACCTTCTTCGTGGCTGGTTCCGAGACTGCTGAGTTCAGCGGCAATCGACACATTGCTCGTTCTCTGGACGAGAGCGTTCGTGTGCCTGCTACCTTCTATGGCCCGAGCGATGCTGGTGTTGCTGGTATTCCGTTCCTGACCATTGGCATGGGTGACGGCATGATGATGCAAGAACTCGCAGCCATGAAGAATGGTCCGACCGGCACGTTGAAGATCTTCGACGGCATGAACATGAAACTGTCTACCATTACCGAAGATTCGGTGAAGGCGAACGAAGCCGTCTACAAGTCCTGGCAAGGTAACCCTGCTCAGGCTGTATCCGACTCATTCCAGAAGTTCATGAAGAACGCTGACTTCAGCAACATGAGCGATGATCTGCAAGCTGCTCTGCGTCGTAGCCTGCTCGAACCGAAGTATTGGAATGAGAAGGTGAAGCCGGAAGTGCTGGAAGCTGCTGCTCTGGCTCTGGGTAACCGACTGGCTAATACGGCTCTTGAAGTGAAGGCTCGTCACAATGTGATGAATCGCGTTCAGGTGACCGTGGACCAGATGGGTGCTGTTGGTGCTTCGTACACCAACAAGGGTACGGTGGACTTCAAGGGTCTGACCACTGACGAGAAGGTTGCTGTGCTGAACCAGATGTTCAATGAAGAACTGGCCAAGCTGAAAGCTCCTGCCGAATCAACGGTGGAAAAAGAAAAACTCAACCCTGCTTTTGAAGCGGTGGGTCGAGTGCATGCGAAGTCTGGTGCTCGTGTTCTGTCGGTGACTGCCATCAAGAACCTGGGCAAGATCAGCCGTATGTCTCCTGAGCAAGCTGCTGTTCTGAATGAGATTCAGAAGTCCCTGGCCGCTAAGGAATACAAGGTGGTGTTCGGTACTCCGGAACAGGTGAACCTGTACGCTGAACTGACCGGCAAGCAAATGATGGAACCTGCTGATCTGGCCGAAGCCAAGAAGGGCAACATCGACGGTTGGACTACCTTCGACGACAAGACCATCTACCTGACTCAGCCGCGTACCGAAACTCTGATCCATGAACTGGTTCATGCCGCTACGTTTGAAAGTGTCTATGCCCATTACACGGGCCAGGATCTGGGACTGCAAGGTCGTGCAGTGTCGGAGGCAGTCGGCCGTTTGGAAAAACTGATGGATCAATTCGTGGCATTCGATGTCTCGAAGGAATCCCCGGAATTCCAAGATGCCTACACCGATGCGAAGATGGCCATTCAGGATCACCTGAACAATGGCTTCTCCGACGCTTCGCTGAACAAGGCTGCTGCCTTGAACGAGTTCATGGCGTGGGGCCTGACCAACCGTGAACTGTCTTCCAAGATGAAGGCTACTCCCTCCTTGGTTCAACTGATCAAGGATGTGATCGCCGGTATCAAGCAACTGATCTGGGGTCGTAAGGTCATGCCCAAGGTTGGTGAGGACATGTTCTCGAACCTGCTGTTCAACTCGGCAATCATCATGCGTTCGCAGCCTTCCATCATGGAAGTTGCCCGTGACACGACTCTGTTCCAGAGCCATGCTTACGGTGCTGATACTCGCCTTGCTGAACTGAATCAGACCTTCGACAAGCTGGTCACCGATTACATCGGCACGGATCCTGTTGACCAAATCACGACTCAATCGAAGGTGGATCAGGCTTTGATGTCTGCTACCCGCCTGATGGTGAACGTGCAGGCCAATGGCTTCCCGATGACCACTCAAGAGCAATCCACCTTCCAAATGGTGGTGGCTGCTCTGGGTACTCAGGCCGCTATCGATCCCAACTCTTTGGCATACGCTCAGGAGTTGTACAGCCACGTCACCAAGAATGCCAAGGTCGAAGACTTCATGGCTGACCCTGAAGCGAATGATCCCTCGGATCGTTACTACGCTCAGGAGAAGTACAACGTGATCATGGGCAACTACCTGACCGAGACTGATGCTCAAGGTCGTAGCAGCCTGCTGCCGGTGTTCCTTGGCCTTGCCATGGTTCACGATGATCTGCGTCAAGTGCTGGCCAAGATGCCTGTGCCGAAGGCGAACCAGAAGCAGGATGTGTCCCTGGACAACATCTTGACCAACGCTGGAACCAAGGCCATGCAAACTCTCAACCAGACTCTGGCTGGTGCTCGCAAGGCTGGCAACGTGACGGAAGCTGTGGATGCCCTGGCTCGCAAAATCCGTGAAGTGGCTCAGGATCGTCAGACGGTCTATGACTCGGTGGCTACCCCTACCGGCAACTTCATCGACCGTGCCAACGACTACATCGTTCAGCAGATGGAGCGTCTGTCAGACTCCACCATCGCCAAGGCCGATGGCGTGATTGCCAATCCTGATGCCTCCAAGCTGGCCAAGGGTACGGCCCAGGCTGCTCGCTTGATTGCTGCGGTGGCTACCGAGAAGAACGGTGCTGCGGTTGCAGAAGGTGTCATGACTGCCATGAACAAATCCAAGGCATGGCAACCTTTCCATGACTTCGTGAATGACTTGGTTGGTCGTACTGCCAGCAATGCCGGTGTGTATGACATGATCAAGGCAGTCAAGAGTCAAGTGTCTCAAGACCGTCAGCAGTTCCGTGAGCATCTGCCCACTACCATTGCTGAGAAGTTCACTCGTCGTCTGGAAGACCATGAGTGGTCCGCTCTGCATACTGGTCTGGGTAAGGCTGATGTGGCTGCTCTGCGTGATCACTTCTCTCCGGATGAAGTCCGTGATCTGCTGTCCAAGGACAAGTCCTTTGACCGTGCGGTCAATGATCTGGAAGGCAAGGTCCAAGCCGCTGATCCTGCTCACTGGAAGCTGATCCAAAGCAAGGCCAAGCAACTGGCGAACTACATGATCACTGGCGTGGCTGGTTCCAATCTGCTCCGCAATGCGGATGCTGTGGCTCACCTGCTGGGTGAACGCAAGCGCAATGGTCGTGCTGCTCCTACTGATTCCATGGTTCAAGATCTGGATGCCCTGATTTCCATGTACGCCTTGGAAGCCATCCCTTCGGACAAGCGTGCTGTCCTGAAGGAACTGGCAGAGACGGAAGTGGAAGGCATGGATTTCTCCACGGCTTACATGGTGGGCCAGCGTATGGAAGAGCAACGCAAGACCAAGGCCAACAAAGCTGCTCGCTTCAACGCCTACAAGGGCTACATCCCTGCTGAAGCACAGCAAGGTCTGTCCCTGGTGGTAGCCGATGATGCCGATTTCGCTACGCTGGCCGAGAAGTCTTACGTCCGTATCGGTGACTACAAGGGATCGTCTGCTGATCGTTTCCGTGGTTCCCGGGGCTACTACTTCGCTCCGGTGTCGGCTCGTTCGCCCTTTTCGCAAGGCATTGCACAGAACGTGCGTAGCACTGCGGGTGGTGTGGATACCAACACCGGCTTCACCAATGGCATGACTGCTGGTCGTATCACGGACCGGAATACGATTGCTCAGGTGCAGCGTCTGTTGAGCCAAGGGGAGAAAAGCACCGAGACTCTGCTGCCGGTCTACGATGATCAGGGTAAGGTGACCGCTTATGAGCGTTCCATTGACCCGGCTCGTATGGCTGCTCTGAATGCGGATGATCATTTCGCCAAGATGGTCGGTGTGTGGCGTGGTCGTCAGGTGGAAGAGGCCAAGGCTCAGTTCTTCAATGATGCCCTGGTGGAAAAGCTGTATTCCATGTTCAAGGCTGACGGTGACAAGGGCCAGTACGTGAACGTCCTGGATCTCCGTGAGCAACGTCGTGACCCGGTGATGGCTGATGCCATTCGTCTGCTGAACCAGGAAACCCTGGATCGTGCTCAGGGTCTCTTCGGTGAAGGTGAGTTCTGGGTTCGCAAGGACATGCTGAATGACACCTTTGGTTATCGTTCCGCTTCGGTGGGTGATGCTTGGACTGGCAACAGCCGTTGGAGCAAGGACACTCAAGACGCAACTAAGAAGCTGCTGCTTGGTGTGTTCGGCAACAATGCCTACAAGTACGTGATGGGTGCAGAGAATGTGGTGCAGAACGTGGTTAAGGAAGCCAAGACCTTGATCGTGGTGAAGTCTGTCATCGTTCCCGCTGTGAACTTCCTGGCTAACATCTACCAGATGGTTGGTCGTGGTGTTCCCATGAAGGATATTGTGTTGGGTATCCCGAAGAAGACTTCGGAAATCAACCAGTATCTGAAGACTCGTCTGCGTCAATTGGAAGCTGAAGCCGAGCTTCGTGCTGCCCAAGGCGATGCAGTGAAGGAACGCAAGCTGCAAGCTGAGATCCAGTCGATCACTGATAGCCACAAGCGTCTGTCGATCTGGCCTCTGCTGGAGCGTGGTGAGTTCAGCAGCATCTCTGATGCAGGTATCAGCCGTGATGACATCCTCATCTCGGAAGGTAAGATGCAGCAGTACATGGAGAAGCTGGTGGATCGTCTGCCGAAGGGTCTTCAAACGGCTGGTCGTTATGCTCTGATCACCAAGGATACTGCTCTGTTCCAGGGTATTCAGAAGGCGGTGGAGTACAGCGACTTCATGGCCAAGGCCATCATCTATGACGATATGACGCAACGTCAGAAAAAGTCGAAGGAAGATGCCCTGGGTCGTGTGACGGAAGAGTTCATTAACTACGACCGTCTGCCTGGACGCTTCCGTGGCTACATGGAGTCGATGGGCCTGCTCTGGTTCTACAACTTCAAGATCCGTTCGGCTAAGGTTGCTGTGAGCATGATCCGCAACAACCCGCTGCACTCGTTGTTCGCAACGGTGGCTCCGAAACCGGAGATGTTTGGCAACGTGGGCTTGCCCATCGAAGACAACATCTTCTCGGTGTTCGCTGAAGGACGATTGGGTTACTCCATTGGTCCGGGTCAAGGGCTTCGTGCTCCTAACCTGAACCCCTGGCATAACCTGGTTCAATAAAAGAAAGCCCCCAGTGATGGGGGCTTTCTCTTTTACTGCTTGTCGGGCGTGTCCTCATCAGGACGGCCAGTCTCTCTTGGAAGGATGACCTTCCAGACGAAGACAGCAATCAGCGCAATTGCGATGTATGGTGCCGACGCATGCACCCATGATGTCAGGAGTAAGTACATCATGGCCGCAATCACCAAATACGCAAGCAGCTTTCCTGCCGTCATGGCTGGACCCGATTACTTGTTGGCCAGATCGCCAAACAGGCTGGCACGCTTCGGAGCGGCTTCGGCAGCAGCTTCCTGGGCGGGAGCTTGTTCAGCCGCCTGTTCCTTCTGCGGTTGAGCCGCGATGGGTACTTCAGCGTCCGGGGTGAACGGCGGTGCCGGTTCGACCTTGGCTTCCGGCTTGGGTTCGGCAGCGGGCGTTTCCACCTTGCTGATGGCCGGAGCACGCTTGACCGGCGTCGAGGGGACTTGCGTGACCGGAGCAGCCTTCTCGATGTCGATGGCGACGGACAGACCGTCTTCACCACGACCGGCCTTGAATGCGAAGCGGTAGTCCATGCCATCCTTGATGGTCATGATCTCGTTCACATGGTTCTTCAGCGCCTGTTCGATTTCGGCTTGCGTCAGAGTGATTTGCATGATGCTCTCCTAGACTGCTTTCAGCAGCCTGATGAGTTGTTGAAATTGCGAGGTACGAACCCCCGCGTGAATGGCAGCGATAGCATCTGCCATGTGTTCAGCCTTGGATGCGTTGATCTTTCCGCTGTGCATCGGCCAGTTGGCTGTGGGATACCAGCTTCTGGCAGCTTGGATCATCATGTCCTTGGTTGCATTGCGGTCACCCGCAAACAACTTCTTGGACTCGCTTTCCGTCACTTCGATGAAGGGGATGCCTTGAGCACGCAATGCACCGAGAATCCCGATGCACATGCCATACCCCTTCATGCCGGATGCACTTTGGGAACCATGGGGAACCTCTACGAATATCACCTTGCTGGCCAGAGCCATGGGAAGAACCTCCCCATACAGCGTCTGAGCCTGCTCGATGTCATAGCTGTTCATGCGGACCTGTTTCCCCTTCGCCTCTTCTGCCGTTTTCACGACAGCGAGGGTCGGGGGATCCATGGTTCCATCTTCCAGATCCAAGTGGCTGAATGCCAAACCCCAGTTCCGCATACTGGGGTCCATGCCGAGGATCGGGATACGCATGATCAGCCGAACAGCGACTTCTTGACGGCCGGAGCACCACCGGTAGCACCAGCAGCCTTCGGGGCTTCCTTGGCTCCGGCATTGCCCTTGGCGCCGCCCTTCTTGGTGTTGTCACGGGTCTTGCCTTGGTTGGCCTTGAGCCATTCGTCGCGGAAGACGGGTTCCGGCTTGTCGTTGCCAGCTTGATGAGCGGTCAGAGCTTCGACGACGGTCAGGCCGCTGTCGGTGTCGAACAGCTTGTCGATCTGGTTGATTTCACGGGTTTCGTCCGTGTCCTCGTATTCGCCGGTGGCTTCGTTCTTCTTCTGCTTGATTTCCAGAACCTTCTGGATACCCAGCGTGACCTTCTTGCCCAGGGCTTCGACCGGGACCATGACGGCCTTCGGCAGATCCTTCTTCTGGTCGGCGTCGTAGACGTTGACCTGTTTTTCCTCGAACTCGGTCGTTTCGAGGGTGGTGCCAGCGGTGATGCGCAGCAGGTCGCTCACGATGGTGTAGCCGGGCAGGGGCAGCTTCTTGTCGCCCTTCTCGTAGTACGGCTTCTGGCCCTTGTCCTTGCCGCTGGTGAAGAACTGGCGTTCCTTGTAGTCGGTGCCGTCGGCCAGGGTGAAGACGAGTTCCATGAAGTTCGCGCCACCAGCCGATTGGCCCACGTAAGCGACCTTCAGGATCGCATCGTACAGGTCCGACTCACGGGCGCGGAATCCGCCCAGGGAGTCTTTGGCGGCTTCCATGCCTTTGGTCGAGTCGGCGAGGCTGGAGAACAGAGTGCTCATGATGTGTTTCCTTGTAATGCGCTACGGCTTAGACGCCGTAGAATTCGGTGAGGTGATCCAACAGCTTTTGTGCGCAGTTGTCCGTGTAGGTCTGTTCACGAGTGAACATGCCCATCGGGCTGCGGATACGATAGCCGGTGGTCTTCTGGGTGATGCGGGTTTGGAAGACGTGCTTGAAACCGAGTTCCTTCTCGTCTTCGGTGATCTCCAGCATCTTGTTGCCGAACTTCTCCAGTTCCTTGATGGGAACCTTCTTGGCAACAACGACGGTACTGAAGTAGGCTTCAATGCCGTTGTTCTTCAATGCACCCTTGACGGGCACACTGGTCTTGATTTCCATGTTCTTCTCGTCGAGCACATCCAGCAAGTGAGCCAAGATGATGACAGGCTTGCCAAACAACGTGACTCGCTGCTGCATCAGCGACTTGAAGAACTGGTTGTACGCAGCCCATCCGGCCATGGTGTCCCTGGCTCCGACGATATACTGCGACTCGAACATGTCCATCAGGAAGGTGGACGAGTCGATGATAATGCCATCGACCTTATCGATGTTTTCCGGCTTGGTGCATTCGTCGAAATACGACAGCACTTCATACGGATCAGTGACCCGTACATTCCGGAAGTTGTTCTTGAACGGCAACCGCTTACCAGCTTCGCAGTTCAAGTACACCCATCGTTCCTGGTTCCGGATGTTGCGCAAGCTTGCGCTCTTTCCTTCACCAGAGAATCCTGCAATCAGCACTAGCTGATCATTTACCTCGATAGGTTCGAGGTCTTCTTGCGTATCGCTCATGGTTTCCTCACTGGAAATGACCAGTCGCTAAGACCAAGCAAAGGACTGGTCGGTTTCTCAATTGTTGGCGTTATAGCGCTTCGCAGCGGTCACCAACACGGTGGAGTCAAGCTCATCGGTATCCAAGGGATTGTTGAGCTTCTTGTTGAAGGCGTGAACCAAGGTCCGCACCTCACCAAACTCCTTGCCCGAGTCCACCAGAGCCAGGGCAAACTTGAGCATGTGATTGTTCCGGTTACCCGTAGCAATCCGTTGGGCGAACCAACGCTCCAGATTGTCCAGCGATTCAACCTTCTGCATGCCTTGCTTGAACTGTTCGTTCTTGGTCGTGCGGGGGATGAAGTCCCGCACATCCAGCAAAGGCGCATCCATGTTGTAGTGGTAGCTGCCCTGATCGCAGGTCATCCACTTCTTGGATCGCTGATTGGCCGACTCATCCGTCTTGAACGGAAGCCACTCCATCACGTTGTTCATGAATTCCTTGTATTCCTCGGAGTCCAGTTCCAGCGTGTAGTTCATCGGCAGGATCAGACGGAAGCGATTTTCCTCTTCGGTGTGTCGCTTCGTCGTGTAGGTCATGAACTTGTAGTCCTTCATCAGTTCGTGACACGTCTCCAGCGAGACATCGCCGTCCACGTCGATCACGATCATGTTGAAGCCTGCAATTGCATTCTCTTCTGCACGATGATCTTTCTTGAAGTAGTGGTTGGCCCAGTGCATACCAGGTGCCTGGGTCAAGACGTGGAGCTTGTCGAACGGGATCTTGTTCGGATCCTTGCTGTAGCCATAGGCCCAGTTGTCGCTGTACGACAGCATCATGTCGTTGAGATCGGTCTCCTTCAGGGATTCCCCACGGAAGAAGTCGATACCATCGACATACGTCTTCTTGATGATGATGTGTTGCTTGTAGCCCCAGGCGATAGCCAAGGTCATCATCTCGTTTCGAGCAGCATTGCCGCTCTTGTAGAAGGGCAACGCTTCCAGCAGATCTGCGTGAGTTTGTTCCGTGCCGACGCTTGCCAGATACTTGGCCAGCTTGACATAGGTCTTCTCACGATTGAGGATCGATTGGAATGCAGTACCGGATTCTTCCACCAGCAGGATGGCTTGCTTCAGGTGGTCCATTTCGATTTCCATGGACTCATCCACGAATGCCAACGCACCTGCCAGTTTGAGAGCCTTGAAGTAACGGTGGCTGATTTCCGCTTTGCGGATTTCTTCGTGGTCTGCCATGGCTTCTGCCTGCATCTCGCAGTCCGCCTTGTAGGCGATCAGCGCAATGCCGACATCATCTTCCACTTGCATCTTCCAACCGAACTTCGTGGGTGCAGCCAGCGAATGGAAGTGGGTTGCCCAATGGCTCACCGTGGACGAATTGCTGGTGTCCGTCAGACGCTTGTAGATCTCTTCGGGCGTTTGGCTGTGAATGGCCTTGCGGTCCTGTTGACCAATGCCGAAGATACAACGACGGGCATAGCCCGTTTCCAGGAAGTCGTAGAACAGGTTTTCAGTCTGTCCACCATCCAGCAGCTTGCTCGGAGTACCGAACAGCAGCATGTTGGCAGGAGTCTTTCCATCCAGTTCCTCACCACGGGTGTTATCCGCAGTGTTCTTGACGAGCTTCAGCTTCACCATGCCCTGGTCATACAGTTCCAGAAACACGTTGAGCACTTCGACTTCATTGACGAGGTTGGAACCAATCTCGTCGATCTGGAGGTTGATGGAACCACAGTTAGCCAGCAACAAGCGATGACGCAGTTGCTTAACGGCCGGTGCAGTACCAGAGTCGAAGGTGAAGGGATACGTTCCCTGGCGGTGATATTCCTTCGCCAGCTTGTCGTACTCTTCCTGTTGATCACTCCCGTTGCGTGCAGCACGGGAATTGGCCAGATACCAAAGATGCTGGTCGGCCTGGAGAGGCATCGTTTCCTCAACGAAACGCTTCTTGAACCCAGCGAGGAACTCCGTTTCCACGATGTTCACGCTGTGGCCCTTGCCATAGCCCGATGTTGCCAAGGCCAAGGCATAGATGTTGACCGGGATTTCGCCACGATCCTTGGTGACGATGGTTGCCCGCTGCGATGCAGCCATCTTCGCCAAGAAGTAGGCCGCCTCGACACGGAAGAACCCCCGGTCAGTGTTCTGGGTCTTGTTGCACAACACATCCACAATCTGTTCGATTGCGGGGTGGTGCGTGACCCCGGTGAGGTCAATGCTCATTTGATGTACCTGTCCTTTTGACTGCACACGTCGAATACACCACAGTAGCTGCACCGTTTGGGTTCTCCTGGCACAGTCACAATGGTTCCCTTGCCCTTCTTCTCGGTCATCATGAAGACGCGAGCTTCAGGCATGCTGTCGAAGTTCTTGGTGGAACGCGAACCAGGAATCTTGGCTTTCTCCGGATCGGAGAAATACTTGTAGACCGGATCGGACTTCCACAGTTCTTCGTCAGTGCATTCCGGAATCTTGGGTTCGGGTGCATCCTGGTGTTTGATGATCTGGCGGATCTTGGCTTTGATCCACTCTTCCGTTTCCGCTATCGACCACAACGAAATGTCCTTGTGCATGATGGGATGCTCGGGATACTTCGGGTTGTTCTTCGTCTCGTACTTCTTCCAGTCCGTGAAGATGTAGTTGATGCGGATATGGTCGCTGGTGATCTTGTCACGATGCAGCCAACGATAGATGCTTCCCTGTTCACGATGTTCATCGTCACGGGAACCTGCGACCCAGACAAAGGCTGAAGTGGACTTGTAGTCCTGCAACATGCCTTCGATACACAGATCGAACTTGCCGCCGATCTTGTAGACGTGACCGTCCACTTCAATCTCACGGATGTTCCGTTGCTCCATGTACACCGGAATGCAGCCAGGAGTGGCCGCCAGTTCGGCATCGGTGGGGTTGATCCGTACCATGTCGATGACATTCTCGGGATAGCCCAGCAGCTTGAGACTGCGGCGGTGGCCCTTGAGCCATGCCTTCTCGATGGAATCATGCAGAGCATGACCCAGTGAAGAGCGGAACAGATCCAGCACATCGAGGGACTGAGTTTCCTTGTCCACCCGATTGGCGAGCACGATCTGTCGCAGAGGCTTCATCAGGCCAGTGGCACTGATGTAGTTTTCCTCTTTGATGTAGTCGTACTCGTCATACAGGAGCCACACTGCCAAGGGCAGTGACACTCCTGCGAGGTTGGTGATACGCATTGCTGATCTCCTGAAGATTAGAAAGCCCCCAGACTATGGGGGCTTGGGATCACACCTTGCGGTAGTGCGTTATTTTGGAACCGTCACTGGCACTTTTGTCATGCTGCCACTGCAAGTCCATGACGTGGTACGGCCCTGACGAATTGCCATCCTTGGTTTTGATCAACACAGCGTCTGTGCTTTTCAATTCCATCGGTGATATCAGCCTGCCACCCCAAGCCATCCAGCCATCCTGAACAGCAGTCGCCTGCTGGCGGGTGACTCGACGAAGGATACGACCTGCGTAATGCACGATCTTCTGGGCTGCACGCAGGGTGGTATTGCCTTCCTTCTTGGATCCCTGGTGAGCGCGAGCGGTACGCCAGATTTCCTTGAAGATGTTGGCTTCATCGAAGTTGAGTTCCAGAGCTTCGATGATGTCCTCACACTCTGCTTGGTAGGCAGGCTGTTCCTCACGCTGCGGGTGATCCACGCTGACGAGGTAGTAGTTTACCCGTCCTCCCGAATTTTCCGCAGCCATGGCTTAGTCCTCGCCGGGGGCCACGCCGTCGGAAGTGGGGACAGGCTTGCCACCTTCGATGACCGACAGGACACGGGCAGGGGTCTTCTCCAGGCTCTCGCCGCTGGAGGTGCGGGGAACTTCACGTTCGACCAGGGCCTGGCCTTCCTTGGCTCCCAGGTATTCAGCCTGGCTCATGTAGCCCATGTGCGACAGGTTCTGCCACACGATGTCCATGATCTTCATGCGCTCGTCCTGCACCTTGTCGGTGAAGTTGTGCATGACGACGGCTTGAGCACGGCCCATGTCGGCGGCGGTGATGTTCTTTTCCTTGGTGTGCAGGACGGCATTGACCTGCATGGCAGCACCGGCATCTTCACCGGGCTTGGGATCCTTGATCTGGAACACCACCAGGGCGCAGATGAGCCAGTGGTGGTACTTGGGGGCGGTGTTGCTCGATTGCTTCGTGCTCATGGTTGCATGGCCTTTTGTATGGTTGCAATGACATCGGCTTCGGAGGCTCCGTTGCTGATGGTGATTTCTTTTTCCCACGATGGGTAGAACAGGGACAAATCCCCACCCAAACCAACATCTGGATGGTAGATATCCGGATGCTCGTTCCAGTTCACGGCCTTGACCAAATGTTCATTCATGTACATGACTACAGAAATGTCATCCTTGATCAGTGCGTAACCTGCATCGTGAATCTGGGCGCATGGACGGATCGTCAGCCGGTGTTCCGACTTCCTCACCTTGCCCATGAATTCGGACCATGCTCTGCTATTCAGCAGGCACCAGCTTTGCCCCAGGGCATTGCCAGCAGTCCGTCCCTCGGCTTCCGCTTCATAGGGAGTGCTTCTGGTTCCACGAATCACCTGATAGAGCAGGGGAGTTCGTAGACGCAGACCGAAGGCCACTGTGATGTAGCCATCCTTGGCCGCTTGATCCAGCTTGTCCTGCACCCATTGAGTGCTGTGCTGGTAAAGCTCGTGGTAGCGACGTTCCACCAGCTTGGCTTTCTCTTCCGAGAAGCCGCAGTTCTTCATCAGCGTGATCCAAGTGCCTTGATAGGTCAGGGCAAAGGTCGGTGCTTTCGATTCACCACGGAGGACGCCGTATTTGTCCTGGATCGAGTTGATGCTTTCCACCGTATCCACGATGTCGGGCATCTGGTCTCCGAAGTAGGAGAACGCTCGTAGGCAGTGACCGTCATAGCCATCGGTGTACACCTTCAGCTTGTTCGGGTCTTTCGTTGTGAGGGCAGAGATCCGATCTTCAAGAGAAGCGAAATCCAATCCTGCAAAAATCCATCCAGGCGGTGCCTGGAAGCAAGACTTGATCAGCTTTGCATACTTGCCCTTGGCGGGCAGATTCTGAAGGTTCGGGGAGTTACTGGACAGACGCCCAGATACCGTGCCACCCAGCACGAAATTGCCGAAGAGGTAGTGCCAACCATCCGGACCCAATGCAGCCTCTTCCATTGCTGGAATGAAGCTTGTGAGGATCTTGTTCACTGCGTTGTAGTCCATGAGTGCATTGAGCAGTTCATGAATCACGGGATCCTTGGTATGGTTCCGCAAGTTCTTGATGGTGTCGCCATCAGTGGATGGTTGTTTGCTATCGGTGAGTCCCAGCACCGGCAGCTTCAGGAACTCGAAAAGCAACGATTGAAGCTGAGGATTGCTGTTGGGATTGAAGACCTCTTTGGCGTCGGCCAGAGATACTCGCTTCACCTTCAGCTTGGCATTCTTTGCTGTTACCCATTTCTGGTTCAGCACGTCAGTGAATGAAATCACTGCTTGGTTGTTGAGGATCGTGCTCATGGCCACATCGTGGTCCTTCTGCATGATCGCCTTGACCTCTGCCACCCTCTTCTGGTTGATGGGCATGCCCGTCAACTGCATCTGAACAATGTCCAGATTCGCATCCTTGAACAAGCCTTCGTACACTTCCTCCTGTTGATCAGCAATCATCTGGGGATAACGCTTCTCGAAGGTGTACCAAGTGGACAGACCGTCCACCAAGTTGTACTCAAGCAGCTTGGGCAGCGGAACCAAGGTGATGTCCTTGATCTCTTCCACCGCATAGTTGCCTGCATACTCCTGTGCTTGCTCTTTCAAGCCCAGCTTATTTCCTGCACAACTGTTCGTTGCCAGATAAGTGATGAGCTTGGTGCAGTGATAGTTCCTCATGAGGATCTCCATCCCCTTGAGCAACCCTTCGGTGTCCAATATGTCAGCCATGAATAGCTGATAAATGAGCACATACACGTCATACGCTGCATTGTGATACAGCGCAGTTTCCATGTAGTGCTCGAAGAACTCCCGAAGCATGTTCCGCACATCTTCGTTGCGCACGTTCTTTCCATAAGGAGCAGAGGTAGCCCCAGGAATTTCCTGATAGTCCACGGGGAAAGCAATGCCTTCACTCTTGGACCAACAGAAAGTGATCGTGCCGATTCCTGCTTTGTGGTGCTTCAGATCGAATGCTTCGATGTCGATAGCCAGAGGCTTCTTCATCGCCAACAACTTCAGCAACCACTGTTTGATCTCATCAGTCGTTCGCGGATACTCCGCAAACTTGATGATGTTGGAACCAGGGGGGATGTACGTGTTGCTCATGGCAGCAACGAGAGCGTCCATCCCGAGTGCAATCTTGGCTTTGACCTTGGGCGGGTCATAGAAGATCGAACGATAGTTCGGCACGTAGAGAACTTTCACACCATCGATGATGGAGTCCACCACATAGCCGAGATTCACGTCCGCTTTCGGTAAGCCGGATAGCACCTTGAAATATTCAGGATCAGCACACACCACGTACTGGATTTGATAGTCCAGCAGACGTGGGTACACCTCTTCCTGAATGTATTCCTTGATCTCCTTCACAGGAGTCTTCTTTTTTCCAGGAGCCTGATGGAGATCCATCACAATCACATCCTCGTCCTTGATACCAAATCGGTCCATGTAGGCCGACTTGATTTCATCCTTGCGGATAGTTGAGACGAGGATAGCGATCTTATAAGCCCCTGTGGGATTGCTCCCATAGGTAGCAAAGTGCATAGCACCTCTCCTAGTAGATCAAGCCCATCACGGAATAGAACTCCATTCGGGGCAGAATCTTTGCATACTGACGTTGAGCACGCTCATCGCCTTCCAGGGTGTATCCAGCTTCCCTGGTTCTGGGTAATGCACGCATTGCTTCGCTGAATCCAGCAAGGCATTCAGGCAGAGCATCACGCACATCTTGGTTCGTTTCACAGCCTTTGACCAACCGAAAAACCATCTGGTTGATCATCTGGATGTCATTGAGCAGCAGAGCCGTTTCCTTGCAGAAGGACAGCATCTGGTCGGTCAACGAGTAATCCAGATCTACTTTCTCTCCACGGCCCGGAGTGTTCCTGGCCGTGTTGCGTTTGTAGAATTCACCATTGAAGAGGAAACCCGCAGTGAAAGGAATGCCCTTGATGCGGTCATTCGCCAAAGCGATTTCCTCCAACAGTCCATCCAGCCGACGCAACTCGGCTTTGAACAGTTCCTTCACCAACGCACAACTGTTGGTTTTGGCTACTAGGGATGCTTCCGTCAACTGCATAGCAGCCTCCTTAGACAACAATGCGGCCGTACTTCTCCGCCAGTTCTCCGTACATGATCACGCGCTTGCGAGCACGAGACACAGCAACGTAGAACATACGAGCAGCGACCTTGGGATTGCGGCAGGTGGACAGATCCGTCAGATCCAGGAAGGCCACATCGAATGAGCTTCCTTGGCTCTTATGCACCGTGCTTGCATCCTTGGATCGCAAGTCCGGGTACTTCTCCTTCAAGGCGAAGTGCATCTGCCAGTTCTTGGTCTGTGCGTAGTGCTTGACCAAGGCGTGGAAGTGATCATAGTCGCAAGGAACCATGATGTGTTCTATGGTGCCACCGTAGCCCAGATCCAGAGTGCAGCTACGGCATTCCAGATACACATCACCTTCGATGGGGATCTGATGAATGATGTTGCCACGCTCCTTGATGGTGACTTCTTGTTCGATGGACAGTCGCTGAGTAGTGCTCAGTTGGACTGCCGAGTTGGAAACCAACTCTTCACCTTCCGCGAACTCACCATGAATGCCACGTTCACTACGGATGAACGTGTTGTAGTCCAGCACACGGCGATTGGTATACGCCAACATGCGAGCTTCACCGGCACGATTCACGAAGTATTCGCGGATCAGCTTCTGGATTTCCTGGCCACCTTGAGGACCACCGGGGATGTAATCCACGATTCCGGGAGTGACCTTGATGTCACCCCAGTCCTTGTTGCCTTCCACGATGTCGCGGAAGTGGGCGTTCAGTTCCAGCAGTTCCGGTACGTTGGTACGCATCGGAATGGACAGGTGATATCGAGGGAAGCCCTGGGTATAGATGGGAGAAATCTCTTCCATCACCGGGGGCAACTGACAATGATCGCTGACGTACACGATCTTGCAGTTCAGCAGACCTTCGTTGATCAGAGTCCGCAGCTTATAGTCGATCATGGAGCCTTCGTCGATGAAGACGATTTGGCGTTCATGCACCTTCCAGCTACGACCTTTGATCAGGTCCACTTCACCTGTCTTGAAGTTGTTCTTGATGGTCAGACCCAAGTGGGAATGGATCGTGACCGTTTCACGGCCAGTAGCCGCAGCCAGCACTTCTGCTGCCTTGTTGGTGGTTGCCGTCATGACAACTTCGTCGTACTCCGGCTTGATTCCCATCAGTTCGCACGTCTGGAAATAGCGGGGCATGATGAAGTCGATCATGTAAGCCATCGTGAAGGTCTTACCAACCCCACCGGGTCCGGTGATGTTGATCTCCTTTTCTTCAGGCCGAAAGAGACTTTCAAAGAAGCCTTCGGCCGCCGCGAGTTGATCTGCATTCAGCGGCATAGCAGGGGTAGTTTGTTCCATGTTGGCCCTCTGGAGACGACAAAACCGCCCGAAGGCGGTTTATGTACTGGGGTTTCTTATTTCGGAACGAACGGCTTCAGGTTGGCCTTGAAGTAGTCCGGCCCTTTCAGGATCTTCTGGCTGTCCGGATCACGGACCGGTTTGCCATCGACGAACTTGGAGTGATTGGACTTGTTGATCTCGTCCAAGGCTCCGGGGACATCCATCCCCAAATAAGTTCCGGAGCCAGTCGCCGTAACGATCTGATCGCCCAGGCTGTCCACGAAATCCACGTAGTCCGAAGGGTGCAGGCCGATGGCCGTGGCATCACGCTTCATCAGCCCCGCCAGGTTGTCCAGTGCTGCCTGCGCTTGTTGCAGGATCACCTGGGCTTCCTTGGTTCGCGGCGTCAGGCAGTCCACCATTTCCTTCACTTCCTCGAAGTGACAACCCATCTGCGTGCTGATGTTCTGCTGCGTCGGGTTGGGGGTGGCTGCGTGGAACCACGCCACCGTATTTTTCAAGATGTCGCTCATGAGCAGTTCCTATCTTCTCGAAACGTTTGTCATAGGCTTCCTGGATCAGATCACGCACGTACTGGCGAATCTGGTAGGTCGGGCCGAGTTGATCAGCCAGCCAGTCAGCGATATGCACAGGGAGCGGCTTCAGGACGTGTTCCATGAAAGTCCGACGGGTGTCGGCAGGTTCCACGTTCAGATTCTGAAGTCGCAGGGTTACGGTGGTCGGATGAACACCGAGAGTTCGGGCAATGGTGCCCAAGGACATCCCCACATAGTTCATGCGGAGGATGTCCTCGTCCTTGGCTTTCCGGTTGACCCGGTAGACTTTGGCCATGATCTTCTCCATAAAAGATACCTCTAGTTTATATCACTAGAGGTATCAGGAGGGATCAGACCATCAGGAAATGACCTTGGTCAGTTCCGTGCCGGTGTCATCCGGCAGGCCCAGGACCGCCCAGCCCTTCTTGGCTTGCTTCTTGAAGTTCAGCAGCGCCTTGGCAGCGGCGATTTCAGCCGACTTGGTCTTGGCGTTGGCGTACTCCTTGAAGAGCTTCTGGGCTTCTTCGGCTTGGGTCAGCTTGACCTTGGTCAGAACATCCTTGGCCGAGACCACCTTGCCAGCGGGCTTTGCGGCCTTGCTGGCGGGCTTTTTCGGATCCTTGGTGTCGATGGCCTTGACTCGACGTTTCGGAGCCTTGGGGGCCGTTTTGGCGGCTTCCTGGGGCTTTTCCGTTTCCGTCTTGGCCGGAGCCTCGGTGACCTGGGCCGTTTCGACCGAAGGTGGTGCCACCTGGACTTCCGGGGACAGATCCGTCTGGTCGGCCTTGTCGATCTCGGTGATCGTGATCTTGGTTCCACGATGACCGCCGATCTGCACCTTGTTGGTCACGTTGATGTGGTGACCGGACATGATGCGACCCAGCAGCAGTTCGCCGCTTTCCTCGTCCGTAAGGGGCTGATTGTTCAGCACCTTGTTGTACTGGGATTGGGTCAGTTCAGCGATGATGTGGTAGCCGCAGACACGCATCTTGTTGACGCTGTACTCCGGCACCGCGATCACGTCTTCCGGACGGATCAGAACCATGACGCACACGTCGCCACGGAACGATCCCAGGTAGGAGCGGCTGGCGATGTGCAGGCCATTCGAGCAGTCCTGCCGACGGTCGGGATCCACCAGCTTCTCGTCCATGTGGACGAAGGAGCCGACACGTTGGGGAACGTTGCCGGAGTGGATGTCCACGAACTTGAAGCGGTTGTCGTAGCCGGGCAGTTGACGACGACGCAGTGCCTTGTAGGCCACGATGTCGCCCTTGTCCGTCACCGGCAGGTCACCCAGCTTCATGAACTTCATGAGGTCTTCGACGGAGTGACCACGCTTGCGGGCCACGGCCGACAGGCGAGCCATGAGGTTCTGGATACCCAGGGTGCTGTTCGAGATCACGGCGTGCTTGATCTGGGGAGCCAGTTCGTGAGCATCCGGGATCACCGTACCGTTGACCACGGCCACCACGGTATCGCCGGTATCTTGGTCCGCTTCCACGCCTTCCGGCACCTTGAAGTCGGGTGCAGTGGAAGGCACGGCATTGGCCATGATTTCGGAGATGGCGTTGGCTTGGGTCACCGGGCAGGCTTCCGGCGTCTTCGCTTTTTCCGGTTCCTGGGAACCGGGGATGACACCACCGCTCGTCGGATTGACGAACTTGGCGGTTTCCGGTTCCTGGACCGGTTCCGTTTTCTTGGAGAAGAGTTCACGGATCAGGCGACGGCTGGCGCGGAAGAAGCGGACCACGCCGTTGGACTGCTGTTCGGCTTCAGCGAAGTAGTTGCGGGTATCGGCCGGTTCCACCACCGGGGTGTCTTCACCGTCCACCACGACTTCGACGACTTGACCCAGGGAGATCGGTCCCTGGATTTCTTCGACGATGCGTGCCACACGGGGATCACCTTGGCGAATGTGATACGGCACACCGAGGTCCGAGTACAGCGTCAGTTCGCTGGTCGTCACCACGAATGCCTTGACCTTCATCTTGGTTTGCATGGGATAAATCCTCACTTGCCCTCAAGGGCGTTGATGAACAAATTGCGGACACTTTCGTGGAGAAGAATGTCCTCGGGTTTGATGCTATGCAGGATCTGATTGATCTTGCTGATGCTCAAGCACGACAGAATCGTGTTGTCCTTGGCCATCTGCACCAAAGAAACAACCTCCGGTGCGGGTTTGATCTCGTCCAGGGTGGCTTCCATCTTACGGAACCCTGTACGAATTGCTTCCGGTACACCGTGGAAGCGGCCATAGTAATGATGCATCTGTCCAACCATGGATGCGAACAGATTCAACAGCACCTTGTCTCGCGGAGTCATGGGATTGACAATCCCATACTTGGTCTGCAACACCGGATCGTTAGCGATCAAGCTAACTACAGAACCAAGTTCGCTGGTCCAGTCCGGCAACTTGGAAGCTGCCTTCGCAGAGATCGCAAAGTATTGGCGAATCCGCTTGTTGGTGGTCATTTCTTGCAGGACTCGCTGAGGAACCCATTCTTCCATGACCACTGCACCATTCTTCGTTGCTTCGGTGATGGCTTTTTCCAGTTGAATGATTGCACCGTACTTACCGTACAGTTCAACCGCATTCCTGGATTCACGGTCAGACAGAGAGTTGAGGCTCATGTCATAGCCATGGCGTCCCTTCGGCTTGAGCGTGACATAGAACAGAGGCTGTTCGATTCGTTCAGCGTCTTCGTTGTCACGAGCATATTCGTAGGGGTTGTACACACCATCCTTCAACGAAGCAGACAGGCAGATGTAGCCGGTCTTCTTGGGCTTTTTGACGACGGGAACCAAGGGCTTCTCACGCTTCTTGGGCTTGAACTCATCGTCCTCCCAGGCATGGATAGGCATCATGTCAATGACATCCATGCCCAGACCTTGGAAGAAGGCCAGTGCTTCAGAAGCCCGCTTCGGTGAGCGGGGAACCACGTACAGCAGCCATCCGGTTCGTTCCTGGTAGGGAAGATCCTTGTACTGCGGATGCTGTGACATGCGATCCATGATGGCATTCTTTCCATGGGTCAGCACGATGCGGTTCTTCAGGTACGGAGCCATCGCCCACATCTGGGTAGCCATCGCTTCGTGGACGTTGTACATCACACGATCCAGAGAGGTCGGCCACTTGTGCCAGCTACGAGTGCGATTGCCGCCGCCCACGAAGTAGAAGTTTTCCAACTTCAGTTCGTAGTCCTGCTTCATCGCCTTCTTGACGATGTAGCCGGTGACGTTGCGCGTAAACCAACGGAGCTGGGCTTGAGTCGGCTTGTCGCCATAGCCCATTGCCAGATGCCGGCCGAAGCTTTCCACCAGTCGCTTGTCCAGCCCCGGTACCGTCTTCCACAGATCCCAGCGAGTGGACAGGTCCAGCTTGCGGAAACCAGCGATGTACTTGCCCGGATAGCGGGAGTCGATGGACAGGTCCACCACATCACCGAAGTCGGTGATCGGCTTCTTCAGACTGCTGTAGTAGCTGGTGTTGTCGAAGAAGGAATTCGCTGCACGCTTGGGGGGAACGGATTCACCATCCCATTCCAAGATTGCAAGCGGCTTCTGCTGGAACAGATCCTTGATCCGCTCCACCGAACGTTCCTTGACCACCGTGTCACCATCACGCTTGAGCGTGTCCACGAAGCCAGCGAGCAGCTTCTTCAGAGTCTCGACGGTCATGTCGATCATGGTGAGTTCATCCCGGCTGGGAGTCGGGGTGAGGCTATCCGGCTCCGCCGAGAAGATCAGGGCATAGCCGTTCTCGTTTCGAGGCAGGCTCTTGAGAAAGCGACTGACTTCACGGTATTCGTTCTGGTACTCATCCTGTTCGTTGATTGGATAGACCACGTTGCCGTAGCGAACCATGATGGGGTACTTGTCGCCGTTCAACTGGTTCGCAAGGATCCAGTTATCCGTCGCTTCCTGGTAGGGGAGCACCGGATACAGCTTGCCATTGATCTCAGCGGGAATGCCGCCGTAGTACAGCGTCTGCTTGACGTAGCGCATGATCTCGCCGGAGTCACCATTCTTCAGGCGAATGGTGACCGTGATACCCGTATCCGTAGTCGGGATACCGACCACGATGGGTTTGATGCTGGGCTTGCCTTGGCGTTCCGACGCCGATTTGGTCATCTGGTAGATGGCCTTCTGTCCTTCGTGGCAGGAGACCACCTCGAAGGTATCGGTGTAGGACCAGGGAGACTTGCAGCCCAAGCCGAAGCCGCCAGTTTGGCGACCATCGTTCTTCTTGGTACTGGCCCCATAGACCCCGTAGATCGGGCCGATCTTGTCGTGGTGAATGCCGGGGCCGAAGTCCTGGATGATCAGTTCATCACGATCAACCGTGATCTTGATGGGATCGGTCTTGCTGACCATTATGTGTGCGTCCCATGCGTTGCAGAGGACTTCACGGCACATGGCCATCGTGGGATTCTTGTACAGCGATGCGGACAGCATGTGCATGAAGTGGGCATCACCAGTGATACCGCATTCAATTGCGTCCAAGCCACCCACGACGGCGTGGGTGATATGACCTTCTTCGTGAGTGACTTTCACTACAGACTCCTTGTGTATATGAAAAGGAACGGGGGCGAATGCCCCCTCACAAAACCCGAATTAACCGGGAACGTTTTCGCCTTCCAGCGTCTTGCGGTACTGGATCCAGCCATTCAGGTTCCCGTGAAGTTCGGGACTCATCCACTTGGATTTCCCTTCAACGTCATCGACGTAATCGGGAGTGGCTTGGTGCTCGGTGGGGCTGGCATGCAGAGGGCTGCTGCCGACCAGCTTGTCGTACAGTGCGAGGTCTTCCTGCACAAACGAGGGACGGCCCTCGAAGTTGTTGTAGGACACTCGGGCGCAGCGAGCCACGCTGATCATGCGCAGCATGTTGATGATTTCGCTCTGTCTCGGTTCGTCACGAGTGATGCGGCCATACTTCAGATGATTGACCACATCCACCGTATCCTTCGGGGTGATGTACGGCAGGTGCCACATGCCGGGATGCAGCAGGGTAGGCGTTGCTGCTTCACGGGCAATACGCATCTGCTTGGCCAGTTCCTGGATTTCAGGCTGGGCATCGGGGTGCAGTCGCAGGTGGAAGAAGTTGTTCCATTCGGTGGCCGTAGCGATGACTCGCATGGCGATGAAGGGTTCCAGAACACGGTTGGCGATCTGCTTGTGCAGACCAGCTTCCAGCATTCCTTCAGCAGCATCGGCTGCTTGTGCTGCTGCCCACAGCCAGCGAGCTTCGGCTTCTTCACGACCACGAGCCGTGAGTTCCTGTCCGGCCTGCATTCCCTTCTGGTTCTGCCCCCAGTGGATGGGCATCATGGGACTGGTTCGGACTTGCTCCAGCAGCTTGGCCGTGGGAATGGCACGACTGCTGGCCGAGTTCTTGGACACCATGCGGTGGGTCATGAATTCGGAGTGGATGAAACGGTGATAGACCAACTCGAAAGTGGTCAGGCGAATGCCATCGGGACTGATGCTGTCAGCGATGACGGTGGCACGGATCTGATTCATACGGAATCCTTGAAAGGTTCGAGGGATTGCATGGTCAACGTCATGCCACCGACCTTGAATGCCACATCAGCGTAGATGTTGCGATGATCAAGGCGGGTAGTTGCTTTGTGGAGTTCATCAATCAGCACCAGTGCTTCCTTGATAGCGATCATCTCGTTACCACTGAAGCCTACTTTGTGTTTCTTGAGGATCCGTTCGCCAACGAACCAGAGAGAACCCAATGCCTTCTTGATGATGACTTGGATCTCTTCCTTCTGGTCCATGGGTTCAGCCATCTGAAGACCAGCAAGAGTGCGGAACACTATGGTCAGGTACATCTCAACATCGCCTCGACCATTGACGATGTTGTCGAAATAGGCGTGATTGACCAGGAGAATTTCATTCTCCATCTGGGTCGAACCACGGAACATGATCGGCAGCTTTTTAGGCTTCTGCCGAGGACGAAAGAATGGAGTACGCATTCTCACTTCTCCGGAGGGCAACGCTTGCAGGTAGCACTGTCGCCATTGAATTGTGTGAGACTCCTGCTGCGTTTACAGCACACACACTTGCGGGTCTTCCAGTTGAAAGGGATCTGATTGTTGGTCCGATCCCTGATCTCTTGGAGTCGGGTGGGGTGGGAGGAATAGAACGCCTCGTTGCGGTTTCCATTCCAGTGATCGATACGGCGGGTCATTACGCACCCTTGAGGGAGTTTTCTTCCCACGGTTGTACGATCTGCTTGGCTTGGTTCCCTTCGGTGAGTTGTCTATCCAGCCACTCGGTGACCGAGCTTTTTCCATCCCATCCATGGAGACGTGCGACTGCTTGCACACGCTGCATGGCCTGAACGGCGATATCGCCCGGACTGGTGGGCATGAGAAAACGATGACGCATTACCATCTCCTACGGTGATGGAACCAAGGCAAGCCCTTCTTCTTGGGCTTAGGTTCCGGGATTGATACGAGGTCGTCTACCCAGATCTTGATGTCCTTTTTGTTCCAGAGTTCATCGATCAGGGCGTGGGCCTTACGTTCGATAGAGGAAGGCTCATCAAAGAGATCATGCATCTCCATGATTTGCCTAAGTACCTCTCCCTTGTCGTTCATGTAGACCATGGACGTTGAGCTTCCTTTCGTTGCGAGATCAAGCAGGATGCGTGCTTCAAGTCCAGCGAAGTCAGGAAACATACGTCCTCCTTGGTTCAACGAGTGAATTGCTTCTGCATCACTTCACGGAACTTATCCGTAGTCATGGTGCCGGAGACACGACCAACGATCTGGCCATGCACGAAGAACAGCACCGAGGGCAAGCCACGGATGCCGAACTCTGCTGCCAGTTCACGTTGCTCATCAGCATCGATCACCACGAAGATGATGTTGCTGGTCTGGTTCTCCACGGCCACTTCGTTGAAGGCCGGGGCGAATTGTTTGCAGGGACCGCACCACTCAGCAGTGAAGCGGACGACGACGTGCTCATGCTCCTGGAGGATTTCTTGGAGCGATTCTTTGTTGTGTTTTTGGATCATGATGATTGAGAAAATGAAAAAGCCAGAGCTTGGCTGCTCTGGCTTCTTGTTGTTGGGTTTGGCGGGTTTCCACCGCACTGCCCGCCTGGATTTCTCAGCGGTCTACCTCTCAAGCCGAAGCTTCGAGCGAATTCTGTATTTGGGCATTGTAGGCAGGACTCGAACCTGCACGGCGACCTCGCGGTTGACGCCCAAGTCCTATTGTCAGCTTCGCAGCCTATCGTTGGACTTTATGTCTAGCCATTCCATCACTACGCCCCAGATGAGCCATGAACTCACCTGATGTTCCAAGAGATGCCTCTCTTGGTTCAAAACTTCATATAAAAGGGCACTCATACCTAGGAGAGTGCTGCGTCAGCTTGCAAGCCCAGACGCTATGATGAGTGGGTTTACCTGGTATTTCTCAGGACACCTTTACCACTACACCATGAGGGTACAACACCCACAGCCTTTCATATAAAGTCTTGGCCCCTCGGGATGGACTCGAACCATCGACCGCTACCCACTATTTCAGGGCATGCTGCTCTACCAACTGAGCTACCTTGGGGATGACGCACTCTATCGAAATAGAGTGCGGAGACAGGCATTATGTCTCACCAGTCTCTCGACTGAGCTTTCACATGGTTTCGACTTCTTTGTTTGGATCTAAGTCCCAGCAGGGTTTGAAACCAAGAACTATCGGACTTCTCTGCTGTTCCCATACACCTCAGCCACCAACTCTCGGCTCACTGGCTCATCAGCTTGCTGTGGTTGACATGACTGAGGTTTCTGGGGGGTCTGTAGACGAGAGGGCAAGGTTGAAGACCAAGCGCCCCTCTACGATTTTCAACAGAGATTCGTAACTCTGAAACGCAGGCTTTAGGGAACGACCCACGCCTGCGAATTCTTGAATAGGTTGCCGGAGTTTTGCTGCAAAACCCCCGGCCTTAAAAGCCCTGCTCCCTACACTGGACATCATCGGCTTTTTCGCTTGCCTACACCTTTCGGTGGCTGGATTCAAACCAGCGACAGGAATAAATTCCTGATTTGATGAATGAACCATATCGGGTACCGAACCATTGCACGTCCGTTTATGAGACTGGCGATATGCGGAGTGGAACACCCCAGTAGCTTGCTTGTTTTGCCGAACCATCGGCCGCTCTCCGAATCGAACGGAATCCAGGACTATTGCCAGGCGTACCAAACCTGGATCACCTTTGATCTGTGACCTTGAATACCCTCTTACACGATTCCACACACCTAGCCTGACTAAGCAGGGGGTTGTGAACGCCATATGCAGTGCTGGATAAGGACACAGATTCAAGATGCCTGAAAGTGCGAAGCCCAGAGATCGACTCTGGGCTTCCGGCGTCTATGTATGAGGTCTACGTTTGGTAGTCCCTAACCGTAATCATCCTGTTCGGGTCGTCTCACCCGGTTGGAGGATTTCGGCAGGGCGGCATGCACCTCTTGACGCATTTCGGTACGCACAACCATCTGATCGATGGGAACCAACGAACTGATGATCGGCTTGAACAGCTTCAGAAAACCGAACAGCATGCCTTTTCTCCTTCAGGGGTTTCTCACCCCAAGAAAGACTTCACGATAGCCTAACTTTCCTTTATGGGCAACAGTAGGGTGAGCCTCCGCAGTAGAACACCAAACGGTATCCATCTCCGTAGTTCACCATACCAGTCCTCCCACATCCAGGACAACGATCGACTTTCCGCCAAACTTCGGCTTCTTCGTCGAAACCAACATCGTCGCCCACTTCCACGCAAGCTTTACAGACGTAGCTGTGCTCGTGGCTAACGAGAGGCCAGAAATTGACCTCACCGCAGACTTCGCAGTAGTGGGTATCCATGTCAGCTTTCCTTGGAAGGAACCGGCGCAGCTTCTTGATTCTGGTACTTGCCATTGTAGGAAGCCTCCTGCTTCAGTTGATGAAACAGAACCTGGGCAATACCAGAACCAGCCGGGATGATGAGGTCTTCCTCTCCATGGTAGACAAGCTCCAAGGTGAGGAAGCCTTTCCATCCTGGCTCAATGACCGTGTTGAATACCGACAGGCCACGACGTGCCCAAGTGGACTTGTCGTGAACCACGCCAACCAAATGGCTGGGCATGTCGAATTCTTCCATGGCAGATGCCAAGGCGAAACGCCCCAGCTTGCCAATACGGTCCAGAGTAGCCGTACCGGGTTCGGACACGTAGACGATGCGCTCACGGAAACCGTTCTTGGTGAACAGCACGTCCTGCTGAATGCGCAGGTCGTAACCAGCTTCGGTCAAGCCATAACTGGTTCCATGAGCAACGTTCTTCGTTGCCCGCATGCCCTTGATGGGAGGACGGTCGTACAGCAGAGCTTCACGATTAACAATCATGAGCACCTCACTTGATGTCGATCACCTTGCCGAAGGGAACTTCAGCATGCGGGTTATTGATGACAACCCAGATGACCGGAATGTTGAAGGGCAGCTTCTGCATCGGACGGACATGCAAGTCAGTGAAGATGATGGCTGCGGTGGGCTTGTGTTCGATGATGTGCTCACGAACAGGAACCAAGCAGGTTCCACCACCACCATACACTTTCACTTCGTTGAATTCCTGTCCTTCCTTGATGGAAGTCTCGTGGGCGATGCGAGTGTCGAACTGGATCAGCGACATCTTCTCCGGTCTGAACTCATCCCAGACGTGCTTTACTTCGGAATTGAAGCGCAACACGTCATGCTGAGAGATGGACCCGGACACGTCCAGGTAATACGCCAGATGCTTCAGGCGTCCATCATCCTGCACACGGCAGGGCAGATAGATATCGCTGTGACGACGGTTGGGACGACGCCAGGAGTAGTCGTCATCCTGCATGTCCGTGAAGAACTTGCGGAGCAACTGCTTCCACGGAACCACGGGCTTGAGGAACTGGGTGATCAGATGTTCTTGATCCCCCGGCATGGCTCCAGGTTGGCCGGACATCTTGGCTTGGTGCATGGCACGAACGACGGCATTGAGCACGTCATTCTTCGCAGCCTGATTTTGGCCTTCGCTGGTTCCATCATTGGATTCGGAGTCCATGTCGCCATCACCACCTTCATCCCCGAATGCTCCGGTAGTCGGAGGGGGATTGCTGGGCTGGTAAATGGCATCATAGATTTCTTCTTCCGTGTTATGGGCGTACTGCTGATTCTTCCAGCAGTTTTCAACACCCTGGAAGGAATACCCTTCCTTTTCCAGCATGTTGTTGATCCAGATGTCGCAAGCGTAGTTCCACCAGAGCGGATCACGGTTGCCGAGTCGCAGCATGTGCATGCGAGCGACGTGCCAGAGTTCGTGCATGAGCACGGTTTCACGAGTGGCGGGCGACAGAGCCATGAACCAGATAGGGTTCCACTTCATGGAAACTCCGTTGACCGAAGCCGTGCCTGCTTTCTCGTCCCACTCGAAGCGCATCATGCTCATGATGGGAGCCAAGAAAGCCGCAGTCTTTCCACGGAAAGCACGGATCTTGGCCTTGTCTAGATCCCTTTGGATGCCATCCGGTAGCGTGGAGGACATGGTTCTTTTCCTTCTTCGATTTGGGCCAGCATTTCAATTGCCATGTTCCTTGCGGTAATGGCATTGTTCTGCTGGGATTTGAGGATGCGGATCTGCTTGTCTTTGCGAGCAACAAAGCTCTCGACAGCATCTTTCTTATCCGCATGAGCGAACTTCTTACGTCCTTGATGAAGCACGAAGCGCTTCCGCCCCAGGACGTTCAGCCACACCCCTTTCGGGGTGTACTTGATGACGGTGTACTCAATCAGGTTTAAGCCCACTCGGGGAACACCAGGAATGAATTCACCGTCCAGATCGTAATGTCCTCCGGATTGGAGAACTTGTTCATAGCGATACCAGACTTCCATGGTTCCCCCTTGGTTCAGATCATGCTGACGTGGACAAGTCCCTTGTTGGCTTTCTTGGGCTTGAAGTGCTCGTGGGCTTTCTGGAGGGCTTCACCCTCGGAGACTGCCCAGACGATGGCATGGCGATCCAGATAGACCGCCATCCACTTCACAGCACCAGGGCGGCGCTTGTTTACCGGTTCTTCCATCGCTGTTCCTTGATTAGCTGATGTAGCGGCCCAGTTCGATAGCGGCCTCGGTGAAACCACGGCTGCTGCGGAGCGGAGCGCCCAGCTTGGCATAGGTGGCACGGAAGTACAGCACACGCTGAACCAGATCCAGGCGATTCATGTACTTCATGAAATCACCGAAGTTCTCGACCGTGGTGTGCTCGACGCAGGCCATGGTCGTGGCCCAGAGCGATGCCGGATCACGAGGAATGATGGCATTCTCGGGATCGTCGATCAACGATTGCATGTTGGGCAGCGAGTCGTAGACGTGGCAGAACTGCACGAAGCTGATGGCTTCGCCGGAGGTGATGGCGCCTGCCAGCAGGATGGCGTCGTCGCTGTCCAGCGGACGGCCCTTGATCAGATCGGAGACGAATTCCCAGGTACGGGGGCAGCAGAAGGTGCGATCCTGATGATCGGGATCGAAGTCGATCAGCTTGCTGGGGTTCATCGACAGGTAGGCGACGACACGGGGATCGAACTGCTGGGGGATGGCCACATCTTCCTGCCAGCACTTGAAGTCGGCATCCATCTCGATGTGGATGAGCCGGGATTGCATGGCAGTGCCGATGTCGTTCACGATGGCCTTGTCCTGCTTGCGGTTGCCCGCAGCGACGACGAAGACCATTTCATGCAGGCGCTTCTGGCCGACCATGCGATCCAGGATCAGCTTGTAGGCCGCAGCTTGCACCGAACGAGGAGCCGAAGGCAGCTCATCCAGGAACAGCAGCCAGCCGTTGTAGCCCTGAGGAATGGCGTCCCCTTCCAGCGGGAACAGATCAGCGAAGGGAACGAATTCAGCGCCCTTGTCCGTGAAACGGGGCAGGCCGTTGAGGTCTTCCGGAGCCGAGGTGGACAGACGATGGTCGATCATCTTCAGGCCACGCTCACGGGCGATGTTGTGGATGATGGCAGACTTGCCGACGCCGGGGCAGGCGGTGATGAAGGGAACACGGCCAGCAGCCATGGCACGCTCGACAAACTTCTTCGTTTGACGCTGGTTGGCGGCGGTGAAGGAGGAAATATCCGACATGAGGGGACTCTCTTAGAAGCGGCGCTTGGGGCCGTGGTAATAGGGAAGACCGTGCTTCGTATCTCCGGGAGGATAGCCTCCCAGGAAATACATCGAGTTGGTCTTGTTGGGTGGGATGGGTTGCTCGCCAGTGATGAGCACGACAGTCTTGATCGCATCATCGGAGTTGAGCTTCTCTCGCATCTGACGATACAGCCGTTGAGCGTCATTGCTCTCAAAGGTGCGAGACATGGCTTACCGTCCCTGGTTGTACTGGACGACTTCAGCAGCGATGGCGTTGGCCAGATACGTGGCTACTTCCTTCACCTTCTGGGCTTGGCGCACAGCCTCTTCCGATTTGGCACCGGAACGGGTCAGCTTACCAAGCTTGTTGATTTCTTGTTGCAGTTCAATCTGCAAAGCGGCGGAATTCATTTAGTCATCTCCGGGGCAGGGAAGCCCTTGTTTACGGCGTTGTTCGATGATCCAGGCTTCGCCTTCGTTCGTGTCTTTGACCTCACGAACCTTCTCATTGCTGAAGAAGATCTTGCGTGCCTTGGTTCCCTTCTTGGTGTGCAGGGTCTGCACTTTGATGTGATCGGAGTGTCGGCTCAAAAGCTCGACAACCTCCAAAACACCATTACTGTGTGCCAGCATGGTTCTGGACATCTTCGTTATCCCAGTTGAGTGAAAAGACCCAGCAAGTCCATTGGGTTCCATCGGTGTAGACGACTATCGTCGTACCGATGTCTTCCTTCTTGAACATGTAGGAACGGTGGTTGAATCCGAGATAGTGGGGTTTGACTTTTCCCACATCAGCGGCCTCTACTTGGAAAAGCTGCTGACATTGGCCTGCTTGGTTCCCCCAAGCATTCTTGACCATCTTCATCTCAGAACGAGGTCCGAGAGCTTTCATATACCGATGATCTCCAGTGCATCGCTGACAACAGCGATTCGTTGGTTGTTGGAACAGACACGATCATCCCCCGGAACAATCCCGTACCAACGGATGTACCAGACACCACCAACCTCGGCCTTCCACACTTTTCCAGGCCACACACCCGTAGGCATGGTGGCGCTGTATTCGGAAAGGCGGTCGAAATCTTCCTTGGGCAGCATGCAATGCGTGTCAGAGATGACCCAATCGATGGTGCGAAAGTTCTGCCCCTTTTCAGTAGCCCGTTGCCAGAGAGCTTCCTCATGGGGAGTTCTGGCATAGGCCGTGTCATCGCGCCAAGGGTGTTGCTCACGAGGGATGATGTTGTTGTTCACGTCAACCCCTTGAGATCCATTGCCCGCAAGGGATGCGAGATAGCCATGTGCAGCACGGCAGTGTGCAAGATCTTCGCATCAGCATGGATGATGGCACCGGTGTTGCCATGAGCCAGGAACTCTTCAGAAGAAGCCTTGGTTACTTCACAGAGCATCTTGGTCACTTCGTATGCACCATAGGCACGACATGCGTTCTGGAGGAATTCCAGAATTTGGTCCTTGCTGGCAACGGGACTGTAGATGCCCGTCTTCTTGTCAGCATCACCCAGGTGTTTCTGTTCCAGGGCCATGTACGAATTCTCTTCGTCCACACGAGCCTGAGCAGCAGACTTGGACACGAAACGAACGTACTTGTCGCCATCCTTCAGAAAGATGTAGCCCTCACCGTTGTCCGTGCAGATGGCCCACTTGCCACCGATGCGGAGGGGAAATACTCGCCACTTTTTCATGCCTTCTCCTTGGCTCTGGCGGCACGCCGCCTCTGGTTCTTGAGATGAGTCACCAACTCCAGATGCTGCGGGTTGCAGCAGAGTCTCTGGTTGCACAGGTGATCGACTTGTTTATTGCCGGGGATGTAGCCGAAGTAATGGGTAAAGGCGACGAGATGGACAGCCACAGTGTGGCCATCCAAACTCATCCTGCCGTATCCACCACCCCGGCCGTTACCCGAGGTGGGTCCATTCCACAGATGGCATGGACTCGCTTTCATCCCAATCTTGAAGCCCGTATCTACGATGTCACAACGGGCTTCGATCTTGTCGATGATGGCGGATCGGCGGTCTTTCTTCATTACTGCATGTTCTCCAGCAGGAGGTTACGCATGCGTTGGGCCATGGCCCACACATTGCGGAGAGGCATGTCCTTGTAGATGACATGCGGGACGAATTCCGGCCACATGACACGGCCTTCATTCTTTTCCAGGAAGCGCCATGCTTCCCACAGGGTCACGTCGCCCTTGCGCATGACATAGAAATGATCGAAGGCCAGCCGGGTGGCGTCATCGACCTTCTTGTTCCAGGCCAGAGCCTTTTCGTGCATGTCGTCGATCACGGCTTGATCGTACTTGGCTTCAGTGGATGCCCCGGTTTCACGCTTGCTGGGTTCGTTACGTGCCATTTGGGTAGCACGCAGACTGCCACGCAGGGCTTCTTCCAGGGTGATCCCTTGAGTGCAGGCCGGGCATTCGCACTGCTGGCCGACATCGATCTTGACGACGGGGACGCCGAACACGGCTTCCAGCAGATTCATGATGGCCTGTTCACTTCGTTCAGCCGAGGGTTGTTCCGGCTCGCCCTCGAACATGTCCGCCTGGACCGGAGGGAGTTCCTTGGAGTCCAGCAGACGGAAGTCCATGGATCGCAGGCTGAAGACAGCCTTGTTGCTCGTGAGGGCTTGGCTCACGAAGTCCACAAACTGGTCGGGCTTCATGATGACAGTGGTGCTGTCGCTGTAGCGTTCGTTGTCCTGAGCCAAGCCCAGACCAACCAGGATGTTGCGGTAGAGGCGCTGACGGGAGTAGTTCAGACGCAGGGAAACTTGCTTCATTGCTTGGCTCCTTATGCCGTGATCCGCATGCGACATTTCGCGTAGGGATCGACTTCGATTTTGAGACCCATCAATTCGAGGATCATCTTGACCTGATCCACGATGAAGGATTGAACGTTCTTGGAATGCTTGGCACGGGAGACATAGACCCAACTGCCATTGGCTTTCACCACTTCTTCCACATAGCGATTGATGTGGACCTGAGTACGACTGTTAGGAATCATCGGATCTCCAGATGCAAAAAGCCCCTCCGAAGAGGGGCTTGTGAGTATGGTCTTACTGGGTTTCTAACCCCACAAAACCAATTACTCCGTTACCGTCACCGTGGTCGTGGCAGTCTTCGCACCGTTGGTCGTCTTGACCGTGATGACGGAAGTACCGGCAGCGACACCCGTGACCAGACCCGTGGCATTCACCGTGGCAACAGCCGGAGTGGCCGAAGTGTAGGTGACAGCCTTGTTCGAGGCATTGGCCGGAGTGACAGTCGCCGTCAGTTGAACCGTGGAACCAGCAGCAACGGTGGGATTCACCGGAGCCAGGGTGACACCCTGAACCGGCTGAGTCACCGTGATGGCAGCGGTATCGGTCTTGCCCGTCTCGGTACGAGCGGTGATGGTGGCAGTGCCGGGAGCCTTGCCAGTCACCACACCGCCGACGACCGTGGCGATGTTTTCCTTGTCCGAGGACCATTCCACCACATCGGTGGAGTTGGCCGGGGTCTTGGTAGCGGTCAGAGTCGTGGTCTGGTTCACGTTCACGGTTGCCGTCTTGGGAGCGACAGCGACAGCCGTGGAGGGAATCACGCCTGCTTGCGAGACGTTCACGGGAACATCGACGTAGACTTGGCCGTCAGCATGGGTGACACGGATGACACCTTTGCCCGGACCGACAGCAGCCCACTTGCCCGTCACCTTGTTGATCTTCAGCACTTCTTCCGAACCATTGAAGATGAAGGAGTAGTTGGGCTTGCTCAGAACCTGGGGATCCGAGTAGACCTCCAGAGTACCTTCGGTACCAGCCGGAGTGCTGATGGAAGTCGGACCGGCCGAGATGAAGTTCGGAGCCACGTAGGCAGGCCATTCGATGGACAGACGCTGCATGTCCTGGATCCCCGCTTTGCGGTACATCACGTCTTGAACGTGGGAGTACAGAGCGTGAGCCACACCGGCACGACCCAGGGAGTCGCTATCCGGGTGATCGAACTTGTCCAGCACGGTGAATCCCGAGCCAGCAGTGTCGCCATCCGCTTGAACGCGGACGATTTTCAGCGAAGCGTTATACGCTACTTGGTATTTCATGATGATTTCCTTTGATCAAAGAGAAAGGGCCGAAGCCCTTCCTCCATTATAGGTTCTGTTCCTTGAATTCAGCGGCCATAGTGGCTATGTCCGTCAATTGCTCGCTCAAAGTGAAGTAATGCATATCTCCTGTTTGGGCCGGACGATTGCTGGTACCAAAGATGGCATACAGATCATTGACCCGATCCCACAGGGTGATTTTCATCTTACCCGGACGCAGCCCCAGCAAATAGCGGGATGCCTTGTACTTCTTGGGGCTGTGCCATACAAGGTCCAGCCACGGTCGGGATGCGTCCAGGAGACCATCAGTCGTAGACCAGTAACCACTGGGGTCGTAGTAAATGTACATATTGCTGAAACCGGCTTTTGCCGAATCCAGTTTTTCCAGACGGATGGCTACCGTATCGTTGGGCTGGTCATTGGGGTTCCTGAAAATCAGTTCCAATTGTGGGTAGGACAGGTCTTCAGACACTTCCACCTCGATGGTGTTGTCTGCCAGCACGGAAGTTACGACACCTTCGGATGCTTTGATGTTGAGCTTGTCCATGGTCACCAATCGACGGCTGTAGATGGTTTGGCTTGCATCCTCTACCCAACCAGCAGGGCCGGAGTGTTTCGGGGCAAACCGTGCCACAGCAGAGTTCACGCCAATCATGGTCTTCACGTATCCACCGATAGCGGAACCCGTACCAAAACTGGAGCCTCGTACTCGTTCGTCAAACTTAGCGACCAAGAGTTTGCTATCCAGCTTCGGACTGGGGAAGGTGTCAATCCGCCCCACCAAGGGACCGTATTCTTGGCCTTCTCCAAAGTTGAGAGTCAGTTCCTTGGTTCCGGCTTCCATGTTTTCTATCTTAAACATGGCAATTCCTATCCGTTCTATGAAGGATGAGGTGGCATATACCGTTTCCAATTCCACGCCGTCATAGGTAGCCTTCGGCTTGGGAGAGCTACCGTTGTGCCGAAAGACGACACCGAGGTAAGCGGACTTGTTGGACCCAGGATTAAACTGCTCCACCAGAATTCCGGTGCCGGGAGTCTTGCGCACAATATCCGGAATGACCGGATCACGGTCCTGGGGAATATCCGTTTCCGGATCGATCACTTCAGGAGGCAAAGTGTCCTCCCAAGGTGGATCAATCATGCTGTTCATGATGATCGTGTAGTCCGACATGTTGGTGTTGTCACCCCATGCCTTTTGGACCACCTCACGAACGTGGTGCCATATCACATGGCTGATGCCGTGCCAGATGTCATCATTGGAACTGTCACGATCATCATGGTCGTGAACAAATTGGCCTACCATCGGTAGACTGGGGCTGAAGCGAATGACTTCACCCTCCGGCAGCACAATGAACCGCTTTCGTACTGCGTTATATACGACACGGTAGTTCATGGATCTATCCCTGTTCTAAAAAAGTTGGCCAACCCTCTTGACAGAAGGTTGGCCGTATTTTAGGACAAAGCGTAGTCCGCTTCGAGGATTTCGTTGATCATGCTGGGATCCAGCTTACCGATGTTGACCTTCTTGCCCATGATCTGGCTCAGGATGGAGCTGAGGATGTTGGACTTGGCGATCAGGTAGAGCTGGTTGTTGTACTGCTTACGCAGATCGGTGACGTAGTTGGGCAGCACCCGGAAGCAGTCATGCACCGTCAGCACTTTGAAGGGCTTCGGGGGCAGCGACTCGATGAGATCCCAAATGACATTGGGGTCTACCAGCATCAACGTGGTCGTGTCGATGTGGTCCAGGATGCGAGCAGACAAGTAGCCCGTATCCAGGTAGTGCTTCCAGAGGGTGAGCGTCATTTCGACGTTGCGGTCCTCGTTGGGCAGTTCGATCATCTGACCACGCAGCACGGCCAGTACCTCGTTGATACGGGTCTGGTCATAGTCGCAGCGACGGACGATCTCACGAACCACCATGCCATCCAGGCTGTGAACGCTGTTGGCAGAGAGGCTACGTCCCTTCTCCTTGGTTCCCTGCACTTCTCGGAACGTCTCGTAGGGTTTGTTCAGGAAGTGAACGACTTCAGCTTCCTTCACCATGACCTTGGTATGGACGTGGAAGTTGTCCGGAAGCACCCAGTGATACGCAGTGGCGTCAGGGTTCCAGATGTCCAGGAAGAACTTGTTCAGTTCCCAGGCACCCGGAGCAGCCTCGCTCATCACTTGTTCAAAGATGCGGAGCAGCATGCTGCCTTCACCGAACACTTGTCGAGGAATGGCCTCGGAACCATAGAAGGCAGTCATCACTGCCTGCTTCACGTCATTGCGCTTGATCTTGGCGCCTTCACCCAGTATGTCCAGCATCTTGTGGTAGATGCTGGTGTACGAGTCCATACGACGGCCAGCGTTCACCACGTTGCACAGTTCAGCGGCCTTGCGGTCACCAGTTAGGCAAGCCAGAATCTGCATGCCCGATGCCGTAGCATCGAAAGCCACCGGATAGCCGATGGGCAGACCCTGTTCAGCCTTACGGTAGGCCATGACACCAGCATGGTACAGAGCAGGCTCATCGGCCTGTTCCACCAGTGCTTCCAACTGGTTCTCGTTTTGCTCGAACCACTTGATTCGATCCAACCAGTCTTCCTTGTCCAGACCGAAGTTGTTGGCGATGTCGATTTGAAGATATTGCATGGGAGTGAACGTCTGCATAGTAGGCTCCTTGACGGTTCAGTTAATGAATGGTTTCGTTGGTCACGACACGTTGTCGCAGTTGCACAAAGGCAGTGCTGAGGTACTGCAAGATGTGGGAGTTCAACTCCCCCAGGTCATAGCCGAACTGCGTGCCGTCAGGCATGACGATGATGATCGCCACGTTCTCCGTCTCACTGCCTTCCGGAGTGATGGTGGCAAGGCTGAAGTTCTCAGCTTGATAGATCTTGGGATTACTCATCGGTATAGCCCTCGGTTTTCAGGAATTGAAGAACCGCATCATCGGTCTGGAAGTTACCCAGACGCTTGATGGTGCGGAATGCATCAGCAGCATGGTTACGGCAGATGGCAGCACTGATGCTGTCTCCTGCCTCTTCCTGCTGTTTCTTCTTGAGGTTCCAGGTACGCCAGTTGATGGCCCAGGCCGTGATGGCTTCACGGTTGTGATGCAGACCATAGCACTTGGTGCAGGCCAAGCCCCGGTAGACAGCGCAGGTGCAGTGTGTGGTCACTGGATCACCTCTGCATCAGCGAACTCCACCACGGCCTTGTTCCAGGGAGTCCCCTGGTAGTTGACGTGATATCCCTGAGCGTAGGTGCGGCCACGCTTGTCGTACTTGTGGGTGATGTAGAAGCGGTTGCCCATGTGGGTCAGGACAGCCATGACTTCATGGGCCGTCTTGTTGTACTTGTCGAAGGCACGCTTGCGCTTCTCGAAGTCCTCACGGGTTTCACCTTCCTGCACCTTGTCCAGATTCTTCCACTTGTTCTGGATCATGCCCACGGTGTCGTAGTTGATGGTAAGAGCCACCTTGTTCATGCGATTCAGGTGGTCCAGGCATACATCATCCTCGGTGTGATTCTTCTTCAGAATCACACTGCCTTGGCTGATGAGGTAGCCCGATTGACGGTTGTTCTCCAGATGCCTGGGTTCGATGACCATGGGCAGTGGATACTGGTAGCTGTCGATCTCGTGCTGTACTTCAGCGCTGATCTCGAAGATGACGATGAACATCTCCCGCACTGGTTCCCAGTGCATGAAATCGTGTTGTGCCAGCCAGAGCAGGCCATCAGCCACTTCCTGGGCAGTCTGCCCATGATGACGCAGCGTACCCAACAGCGTCGGCAGGTCAGCCCGCTTGTGCAGAGCGATCTGCACCAGTGCATCGATACCGAACTTGGGATCCATTCCGTGTTGTTGCATATACGCAACAAAGTCAGGATTCTTGGATTCGGTGAATTCCTTGCGCATCCTGCTCATCAACTGGTTGCAGTTGAACAGGACTTCGAGCTTGTTCTGGTGAGCAACAAGCTCTTCATGAGTGAACTTGGACATGTCAGATCTCCTTCTGAATGGTGATTACGTGGAAGAGTTTCAGATTGGGAGCACGATCACCGTGCTTCTTCTTCTGTTCACTCTGCCATTTGATGGCCTTTTCAGCCGTATCGAACGACATAACGCTCGTACCACGACTGGATTTCAGTACGTAATCCTCACGAGTCTGCGTCTTGCACTGGTTCAGTGCTGCAATGGTGACTTCCATGGTTGGTTCCTAGATGATGGAGATTTAAAAAGTGCCCCAGTAGCTGTGCTCAATACCCAGCCAAGGTTCCCAGGCGAGGTCAAAGAGACAGTTGGATGGTGCATTGGTGAACATCATGGCCATGTCTGCATCAGTCAGACCGGCCAATCCGCAGCCAATGCGAGTGACTTGAAAGGTCAGATCGCTACGACTACGAGCGAAGGCGATGAAGCCCTCGACGAATGCCTTGATGGAGTCCATGTCCAAGGTCTTGATGTTGCTGTCCTTGGTGGGAATGGCGAATGAGTTGCCATGGAGTCCATAGCCAATACCCCAACGGGCACCAAACTTCTTGTGTGCAGTCCTTGCAGCACCTGCACCGTGGATACCAGCAGTGTTCGAGCCGAACACAAATACTTTGTCAGCCATCACTGGCTCCTTGAATGGCGTTGAGGATGAACTCTTGGAGTGCTTCAGCGTGAATATCTTCACGTCCCTGCACCAAGAAAACGGGATAGCTGGTGTCATCCATGACAGCAGCAGCGATAAGGTTCAGCAGTCTCACGACTTCCGGGTCTTTGTGCTTGACCTTGTGAGTAAGCCATTGGATGTACAGCTTCCTTACATGGCTCACATCCCAGAGATCAGTCACAGAAAACAAACAACCCAGCTTGGAAGGGAACCGGACATCGAAGTCACGTTCTCCAAGCTGGGCTGTATGGTCGTCGAACTGCACGACTTTGAGTTGATTCATAGCTACTTGTGGGCATGCACCCAGTTGAGTCGAGCACCATTGAGGTGACAGCGACGAACCTTGGACTCAACGGCAAAGCTCGGTTGATGAGCAGTGTCATTGAACGGATGGACAGGATCCATCTTGGCATCGGTGAATTGCTTCACCATATCCAGCTTCATGCCATTGGGACTCTTTCCATTGGCTATCGCCCAATCAAGGAGACAGCCACACAGCCCATGGCCTCGGTTGAATGGTTTGCCATCAGGCGCACCACTCATTACCCAGTCCCAATAGGCTGCGTAGAACAGTTGCAGATCGTTCATAGTTTCTTGTTCCTGGTTTGCCAGGAGTTCCAAATCTCCATGAGGATGTTGAGGATGATGGCCAGGAAGACCAGACAGATGAGTACCTGGACAATGAACAAGAGAGCCTCACGCAGAAAGGGTACAGCGATGATGACAGCAGCTACCAAAAGGTAGCCGAGTACGAACAGAATGGGATTGTGGTTCAGCATGAGACTTTCTCCTATTTGTGTCTAGTGTCTCGGGTTATGCCTTGTGCTTGGCCTCCCGTTCAGCACGCTCATGCAGCCTGACGGCATAGCGGTAGTGAGCGATGGAACGAGACTTGTACATCTCGTACTGGTCCTGCACTCCCATACGACTGAAGAAGTGAGACTTCTCTTCGTAGAAGTAGTGCATGTCCCAGGCTTGCTGTTCGGTCAGCTTGCCGAAGGACCACTGGAACAGCCTGATCATCAGGTCATCCCAGTAGGCCATGAGCACGCCACCGAAGGCGCAGAGAGTTGCCAGTACGGCAATGGTAATGTCAATGCGATCAAACATGTGGGTTTTCCTCTTCGTATTGGATGGCTGCTTCCTTGAGTTGCTCCCATTTCTCGGGAGTCATTCCATAGTAAGCAGCCTGCTCTTCGATGATCTTGTCGAGCCAGGAGTACATCAGAGCACCTTGCCGAAGACCAGGATCTGAGCGTATTCAGCCAATTCCTTGGCTCGATACTTGGCACGCTCTGCCATGAACTGGTCACCCTTGTCCTCGAATTGGATGGCCAGCATATTCATTTCGATGGAGCAATGACGAGCAGTGGCACTGCTGATCGCACCGTACTTCATGCGATAGAACAACTTCTTGCCGATGATGTGCTTCAGGTTGCAGAGCACCACGAAGGCTATGATGATTCCGAAGATGAATTCCATGATGTGTCCCTATTAATTGAGTTCGACTTGAATGTCACCGTGCAGTTGAATGTGCAGCCCCTTGGGAAGCAAGGGACCGCCGTTGTCAGACATGATCACTGCGTTTCTTTCGCAGCCATCCAGATGGATGGGATGAATCTTCTGGAACTGGATCATTCCAGCAGTGAAGAAGTCTCCATCTTTCAGTTCCTTGAACAGCATTACTTACCTCCGATGACTTGAATCTGAGCATGAGAGCCGATACCGACAGCTCTCACTTCCTTGGTTCCATCCATGAGTACAGCGTTGGTGAACGTGTACTTGCTGGTCTGTTGGTGCTTCTTCATGTACAGCTCCGAGCGATGTTGGAGCTGAAAGATCGCACCTTCAGGAAGGTCTTTGAATAGCATTTTCCTACCTCTAAGTTATCTGCTTAGATTGAAGTTCTCTACCACGGACTTGATGATGTCGCCATGGCAAGCTTGCGGTTTGCAGAAGCAGACCAGCTTAACTATTTGCCCTTTCCTGTGCCTGCTGAGGATATTGTTCAGGGCATTGCACACGGCAGCATCATGGGTCTTGATCTTGTGATCCAGCCACACGGCGTACTTACGGATGACTTCTACACGAGTTCCATCCTTACCGATGGGATAGGGATTTCCGAGAGGACTACCACGTCCAATGTAGATGTCTTCGCGGTCAGGATTGACCAGTTTGTACTTGTTAACGACGATGATACTCATGGTCTTGGTTCCTATAAGTTATCTGCTTACCAACTTGGATAGTCTTTCGATAGTCATCGTGGGAAAGGCTATCAAAGTTGGATCTAGCTTTTCGCTAGTTAAAAAAGAAAGGGACCACTCCGAAGAGTGATCCCTACCTGTTTTCTGACCGAGATCAGAAGGTGAGTTGCTTGGCCAGCGGATTGGCCTCGGCAGCGAGCGGAGCCTGTTCGGCCTTGACTCGGCGCAACTGGATGACCAGTTGGCCTTCGCCGATGATGAGTTCTTCGCCCGGCGCCATGGTATTGGCCTTGGCCAGCAGTTGGTCCAGCAGGTTGTTCTGCGCCGACTGCATGGCACGGAAGATCTCGTTGCTGCTGTTGGCCTTGAGATGGTCCATGGTGTCCAGCGGCATGCCCATCGGCAGAGCGATGAAGCGGCTTTCCACCTGGCCTTCAGCGTTGTTGAACTGGGCGACGTAGCCGATGTTCAGCCAGAACTGGGCTTTCGGCAGGTCTTTCTTGGCGACGGTCTGATTGCCACTGGCTTTGCCGAAGGTGGTATCGAAAGCGGAACCGGTGTTGTTGCCAGCGACGTTGTTGAGGATCGACATGAGGGTAACTCCTGAGAAATAAAGGGAAGGATGAATGAGTATTCGGGTCGGTCGAACACCCAAACAAAGGGATGAAAAGTAGAGAAAGTAGGACTTTAACTAGTCAACAGAGTTGACTGTCAGCTACGCTGACTATCTATCAAGTAGGAAGGGTTGGAGAGTCCCGAAGGACTCCCCGAGTGAGGCTTAGATCACCGTCTTGGTCTCGTCGTTCACGAGTTGGGACAGACGATCGTAGGCCGACTTGAAGTGTTTCGCGTTGACTTGATCCTTGCAGAAGTCTTCGATAGCCACCTTACGGCGAGCTTCTTCCATGGACTTCTCTTCGATCAGCCGAGTCTTGAACTCATGAAGATCGACTTTGGTACGCAGAGCTTGCTTGTCAGCAGCAGCAGACACGAAAGTGTTGAGCATACCGACAGCTTTGGTAGCAGTACCGAAGGTGGAAGACACCGTGGTAGCAGCTTCGTTGATGGTACCGAGGACAGCACCGAAGGTAACGCGAGTGGTAGCGACGGACATGATGGATACTCCTAAGTAGATAGATGGATGAAAGACCCATAAGACGCGGAGCGTCTAAGACATGGGGTGGGTAGATGGTGTACATAGTGGAGACACCCGGGGGGGTGTGTAAGGTGTAGGGTGTACCGTGTACAC